GCTCCGGCGGGGTTTCTTTTTGGAGCTGCCTGCGCTGACTGACGCCGGGCATGTCACCCTGACCGGATCGGCCGCCGTCAGGGCTTCACCTGCGTGGAGGATTATACACAGTCGCGTATCATAAATGCCGCACTCCGATAAAAGCTGCGCATCCGTAATGGAACCGCAGCCGTCCGCCAAAGCAACGGATAAACAGGCGAATATTGAGAGTTTATCGTAACTTGACATATCCGTTAGCGTCCGTTATATCCGCCATTGTCCGTTGACGTTCGCCCATTGCCGCGCATTAAGTGGGCATAAAAATGGGCGCTAAAGTGGGCATGAACGCCGATCACCGGAATGGTTCCGGCCATGGCGTGAGTGGAGAATGTGGGCGATGAAATGCAAATCTTGCGGCGCGGAGGCGCGCCAGCTTTGGTTGCCGGACGAATGCGGCGCATGCTTTGGGGCGCGCTTTGAGGCGGGTACGGCCGGGCCGACGATCGAGGCATTGATTGAGGAAGGGCTTTTGGCGCCGTTCGAATTGAAAACGGCGGGCGGGGATAGTGCTGCCAGCCATGAGGCGCAGGGCGCGCTCTATCAGCAGAGTTGGGGGCGGGCATTCCGGCCCATACCGCCGTCTCGCGCGCAGGCGGCGAAGACCATTATAGGCGACTTGCTGGAGTTGGCGGAGGATAATCAGGGCGAATTCCATCCCCGACGCAAAGAAATCTTATCGAGTGCGCACGCATGGCTGGCGGAGCATGGCGAATGATTGTCGCTTGCGCCTTTTGCGGGTTCGACTTCACTCCCGCTGGCGGCGATCATGGTTGCCCTGAAAGCAAGCCCAATCCCAGCCTCGTCGCCCGTCTGCGCGAAGATCATTGCGATACGGTCGAGTGCGAGCATGGTTTCACACTGCATCGCGATCCGTGCCCCAACATCGTTTGCCTTGGGCGTGATCTGGCCGCGGCGGCGGATCGCATCGATTGCAATGCATTACCGTGGCGCGTCGTGGGGCGAAAGTCTGACTTTGTGCTGGCCACATTTGCGACCGAAAGCGCTGCCCGCGACTATGCGCGCTGGAGGAATGAAGGGCGACGCACGTGGCGCGCCGAACAGAATTTGGAGAACTGACACATGGCCCGCGCCATCAATCGTCTGACCGACCGCAAAGTGCAATCTATCAAAGAGCCGGGCCGTCATCCTGACGGCGGCGGCCTTTATCTCCGCATCACGCCCAAGGGTGCGAGATCATGGGTCTTTATGAGTGCTGCGGGCGGCGCCGGTCGGCTGGAAATCGGCCTCGGCGCAGCGTCAGCCATCGGGCTTGCGGCCGCGCGGCGGAAGGCCGAGGCGTTGCGGGAGGCTGTGGCGAACGGCGCTGATCCCCGCGAAACCCATGCGAAGATGCAAGAGGCCGAGCGCCCGCAAAAGGACATTGAAGTTCCGACCTTCAAGGATTTCGCGGAAGAGTATATCCGTAATCAGGAATCGGCGTGGAAGGGTGGCGCTACCGCCAGAATGTGGCGGCAGACCATTCGGGATTTCGCCGGGCCGGTGCTTTTGATGGGTGTCGATGCGGTCGAAACCAAAGACATAATTTCAGTCTTACGCCCGATCTGGGATCAAAAAAAAGCTACAGCCGACAAGTTGCGCTCGCGATTGGAGAAGATTTTCGGGGCAGCAAAGGCTGCGGGCTATCGCCCTACGGACTCGATTAATCCCGCCGCGTGGGACGGCCACCTTCAGCATTTCCTGTCCGATAAATCCGGCAACGTGACTCACCGCAGCGCGATTCCGTGGAAGGAAATGCCAGAATTTTGGGCGACACTCTGTGCGCGCAGGCGCACGGCGACCACTGAAGCGCTGAAGTTGGTCATTTTGTGCGCCAGCCGAGCGGGGGAAGTCAGGGGCGCGCGGGTGAGCGAATTTGATTTGGAGAATGCTTTGTGGATCATTCCGGCGGAGCGCATGAAGACGGGAATCGAGCACGTGGTGCCGCTATCCACCGCCGCGCTTTCTATTGTGCGAGAAATGATGGCGCACAAAGGGCCGGACGCTTATGTTTTTCCAGGGCAGTCGATTTCCAGCCCCCTAAGCCCCACCGCCATTTGGTCATATCTTCGCTTGGCGATGGGCCGTGCGGAAACCGTCCACGGCTTTCGCTCCAGTTTCCGCGATTGGGCAGGCGATGCGACCCACTATCCGCGCGAAGTGGCCGAAATGGCGCTGGCGCATACCGTGGGAGGCGTCGAGGGCGCATATCGGCGCGGTAGGGCCGTGGAGAAGCGCCGCCCGCTCATGGCCGATTGGGCGGCGTTTTTGGAGGGTGCGACATGAAGCTGTCGACCGTTATGGAGAAACCGCTGCACCCTCCGCCAAATCGGCATAGCCTTTTTGCGCGGCTAACGCAGCGGCGCCCTTCGCCATGTCGAGGGAGTTCTCCCACTGCGGCCATGAAGGGCTATAGCCACTTTCATGTTCAAGGTGGATGCTCCAGCGCGCGTGTGTCTGGCGCGTCACCCACGCCTTAAATTCACCGATCTGCGCGGTATAACCATGCTCATATTCAGACCACGCAATATCGCCAACCCGGCCCTGCACACGCTTCGCCATGAGCGGACGGGCACGGAGGAAGCCTATGGCCAGTTCCGTTCGCCTCTCAATGGGTTTGTCGCCGCGCTCCATCTTGCCGACATATCCGGGGGTAAAGCCCAACGCTTCGTCAAGCTGACCTTGGGACATGCCCAGCTTGAGGCGGGCTTCCTTCAATTCATGTCCTTGCATCGACTTGGCTCAACCCTTAATATGAGGCTTGGAACCAAACGCCGATATTTCGGTCGCTTGGCCCCGGTCAGGTTAGAAGCGGATTTCCATTTCAATGGTTATCCACTTCGTCACCAACCGAATGATGAACCTAATCACTAGGTTTCTCCTTCGGTTTGTCAGTCAGGGCTGCTTCCCTGCTGACAAGACACTTATGCACTAGGTGCACATTCTGCGCAAGTGGAATTTGTGCACCTAGTGCATTTATTTTGCGTTGCCCGCTTCCCCGACAAATGATAATCGAGCGCTCACAATGGGTTGGGGGTGGATATGCTGTTTGCGATTTTGTTGGCTGGCGGGCTTTGGGATACAGCCGCGCCGCAGCCCTCTCCATCATGCGCAAAAGCGCAGGAATTGCGGGCCTATTTGGCCAAGAATGGCGATCTTCCGAAGGTCATGCGCGCTGGCGTGGAAAAGAAGGCTGTTGCCGCCGAGGCAGATTGCAACGCTGCGCCTACTGTTGATCAAAAACCAGTTATCAGCGATCGGAAAGAGACTGGCCGCCTTTGGGATTAGTGCGAGCCAGCCTGTTCGCTCGGCACGTCGCTAAATTGCCTCTTGCCGAGCGCGTAAGGCCTAATGGCGCGCTCCATGCGGTTATAATCTGCAATCAGGCGGCGCTTTTCCCGCCCGGTTGCCTCATATGCCAATTCGCGCGCATGCTCCATCATTCGGAGGGTGCGCGCATAGTCGTCGCGGGTCATAACAAAGGCACTCCAGCCCTCAGGCAGCGCGCCACCATGTCGGCGGTCCCATTGCCGCCTGGCAGGGCAAGGCAGGCGTCGGGGCGCTCTTCATCAAGCATCGACTGATTGCGGGCAAATCCTGCATTGGCATTGTAGGGCAGTCCGCCGCGCCTTACGCGCACGACCGCGCCCGATGCTGTAATGTCGTCCCAATCCGCCGGGCATCGCTTTGAAGGGCGTCCGAGGCGTTGCCATGACCATGCCCGCGCCAGTGCGTCGCCGCCTTTCGCCCCGCCTTCGATGATGCGGCGAACCGGGCCGTGTGGGCCTGTATGGATTTCGTCCAATCGTCTGAACGCATATTCCTTGTCCGTGAAGCCCCGGCCGCCGGTCACAAGCAAGTCAATGCCATCGGCGCTTAGCGGTTCCGGGGAGAATGGGCGCTCATCCATTTCGAGTTGCGGAGGATCGGCATAGAAGATCGACCGGGGTGGCCACGGTTCATTTGTCATGACGGGATCAATGCCCACAGCCAACGCCATGCGCTTCATTATGTCTTCGTGCATCACGCCACTTCCTCCGGCTGCGGGAACCCCTGCGCGGCCAGCCATTCCGCCAAGCGGGCACGTTCTCCAGCAAGGTAGCCGCTGAAATAGCGCAACGGGTCGCGCGTCTGCCCATAGGCCGAATTTTTGACGACGGTTGCCATTGCCACCATCTGATAGCGATCGCATTCAATCGCGCCGAATTGGACGGCAAGGGCGCGTTTCGTCCTGGCAATGTCATAGTGCGGCCAAGACACTTTTTGCATTGTGCGCGGGTCTTGAAACCAGCGGCGCGCAACGCCGATCCGGTCGGCCATAGCGTGCAGTTCGTCAATATTCGGGCTGAACATATGGCACATGATCATACGGCCGAAGGGGTGGGCTGCGGCGTCGACATAGACGCTCATGCCGCCGCCCCCATTGGCGCGCCCGCGCCACCCGCACTGGCGGGGAAGCGCACGGCTATGCCGACTGTTTCATCATCCGGGCATCCCCAAGACTCTCCGCACAACTTACCCGGCAGAAGGTCGCGCAACGCCTTTTCCCGTTCCGCGATCCGCTCAAGCAAATAGCCGACTTTCACGTCGTTCCAGCAGGCAGGCGAAAACATGGGCGCTTCGTCTTGATGAACGAAAGTAACGCCGCAGTCGGCCAGCGCCTCGCCCTCATCCTGAGTGTAGCGCCCGGCGCGCGCCTTGACGCCGGTATAGCCTTGGCGGTTGGGGGCGTAATACAGCCCGCGCTTGATCAGAAGATATTCGGTCATTTGCGCAATGCCTCATAGGAGCGGTCGGCCAGGTCGCGGCCCGGCCACCAAAAAATCGAATTGCGGGCCGACAGGCGGTGGTCGCGATGGATGCGTCCAGCATTTTCCAACAGCATAAGTCGACGATACATGGCGCGGCGGTTTATTCCGCGTTCATTAATGCTGGGGTTGAGGCGGAAGATTACATGCCCAGCCCGGCCGCCGCAATAGTCGCCCCGGTCCAACGCTGCGACAATTTCATCGTCGGTGAAGTCGGCAATCCGCGTGCGCGTCTCGGCTATGTTGGGATAGATCATGGTTCGCGTTCCGGCGGCAAATGAAAATCAACCCGACAATTCTGGTCAGCCTCATTAAAGGAGCGGCCATCCTTTGCCGCCGCGTAGGCGCATGCGACCACCCAACGGTCGTATCCCATGCGGACCATGAACACGGCGGCTTGTTCGGCTGGGTTGGGGGCGGGCGGGCACGGCTTCTGGCCGACGCACCCTGAAAGCGCCATGGCGGCGAGGATGATTAATCCCCTCACAGCTTCCACCTCGGAAATTCAGGCGGAAGTGCGCCTATCTCTTCGGCCGTCAGCTTGAAGATATGGCCGTTGCTCAATTCGTAAATTGCGCCTTGACCACCCCTGCCAATGACTTGGCCGTCGATCACGGGATGCCGCTTATTCGCCCGGATAAAATCCGCCACCTGCTCATTCATCCCAAAATCTCCCGCATTGCGGCCAGTTCGCCCGGCGTAGCCTTGTCGAGCCAGCGTTGCGCCCACCACCGATCAGTCGTCTTTTCAGCGTCGGCCAGCGCGCCACGGACTTCTCCCACCTTCAGCGGCATCGGGACCGGCGCGTCATCGGTGAAGGGGGCGAGCTTCACGGCAAGGCTAGGCTTGCACGGCTGGCGCAGCGCTTCGTGGCAATCCGGCGAAGCTGCTGACATGCGGCAATGCTGGCAAATGGGATCGCTGATTGTAAAGCCCTCTTCGCGCACGTCGTGGGAGGCGTGGACGGCGGACGAGTGGAGGATGCCGTAGCTATCGGCGTCGGCGGGCTTGGCGACTGTCACGCCGCCACCCCACCGCGTGCCGCGCGCAAGCGCTCCGGTTCCGCGATCAAGCGCATGAGCGTCTCAACTTCCGCCTGATTGAAGCCGCCGACACCTTCCCCTGTGGTGTCTTTCCCATTGCGGACCCATTCCGCCGTCCCATCGAGCATTTCATCGACGGCGGCCGGGGACTTGTGAAATATCACCACCCAAGCCTGCCGCTTTGTGCAATCGAGTCGCCAGCGAATGAAGCGCGCGCCGAGATGGAGCCACCACTGACTGCGCATCAAACCAGCGGCCATGATGCCGCAGGCCAAATTGAGCCGGTCGGCTGGATCGGTGAAGGCAACACGGGCGGCGAGGGCACGCATATCGGAGCGGGATTTTGCGTTGTAGGTCATCCCGCCGCCTCCGCTGCTATGGACGCGCGGTTGCGGGTCATGGCAAACATTTCCGGCGCAACGAACGTATGCCCCCACTTGGCCAACCACGCATCGAGGACGGCCTGCAATTCGGCGTCCGCCGCCGCGATTGCGTCTCCGCCACCCGCACGATCCGGCTCGCCATGCTCGCCGCTGAAATAGTCATCGTCTTCAAAATACTGGCTGTCGATCAGTTGGTCGGCGCTGAATTGCACGCTCTTCTTGACGGCCTCGACAATGAAGCCGCCATAGCCGTCTAATGCAGAGATTGCCGCCTCACGGCTCGCGAATGGGCCGTTTGTATAATATTCGTCGTTTGAGCCGGACCACCATTCCCATACTGCCGCGCGGTCGGCTATGGGTCGGGCGGGCATAGCGGGGAGGGGGTGATTTTCGATTTGTTGGGCTAGAATATCGTTGCCGTTCGTCCGAGCCTCTTCGGCCAATATGTCCCGCATAGCCGCCGCGCCCAGCCGAAATGCGCCCTCGCTTGTCGCCTGGATGGGGATTTCTTGCGCCGCGCGCAGGGCGTTCAGTGCGCACAGATATAGCGGCGCTTTACTATCCCCCAACTCCGACTTAATGCCATCGGCCTCGGCAAATGTCACATGGATCGAATTGTCAGGGTGGCGGAAAAGATTCATTGTCGCCAGATGCCTCATGCGGATTCCCTTCCACTTTCTAGATATTTCAAGAGATCGCTGCGCAGAATGAGGGTGCGCCGCCCCAACTTGACCTTTGACAACTGGCCAGCGGCCATTGCCTCATAGATTTTCGTCTTGCCCAGACCGGATGCGGCGCAGGCATCTTCAATCGAATATGCTAGGGGTTCGTTATTCATCGACAATTCCTTCGGCGCCGCAGCGCACGCAGTCGAAGCCGTGGCGATCCACGCATTTGCCGCGGCAGTCCGGGCAAGGCTTCGACTGCGCCTCTTCTTCCAATTCCCGCGCGATCTGGCGGAGCCGGTCGGCCAGTTTCACGAAAGCGCGGCCTTAATCGCAGCCCATGGCGAGCGACCATTGAAGGCTCGCCGGAGGGCGTAAGAGCGCGCCAAGGAAATGGCCGTGTAGATCACGCCCAGCGCAAGCGCCTGCCCCTGAGACACCGGCACGCCAAACACCAATGGCAACACGATCAGGTTGGCGGCCTGTGAAACCGCAAGGCCGATCAGAATATTGACGACCGCCTCCATGAAGCTATCTGCGCGGGACTGACGTTCGCGCGGGACGGGGGCCGGAGCGGGTTGCCGGTTCGGCAAATCCACGCCCGCAACATGGCCACAGGTGCAATCCGCGTCGCGCTGATCAACGTGCCAGCCGCAGAAGTCGGAATGGTTCAGATATTTCATTCGCGCCCCCGGAGTGCGTCGGGATGATGCAGGATCGTCTCGCCCATGATGCGGTTGCCTGCATTATCCTCTTGAACAAGACGATGGCCGCTTGCGGTTGTTCGTCCCGGCGAGTCTGCGGCGTCGTTGCCACCCCACCCCGCCTGCCGTTCTGGCGCAGGGTGCATCGCTTCAATCATTGCGAAGTTCGCGGCATCAACAAGAAAGTGCTTGTTGCCGCATGCACGGTACTTGGCCATCCGGGCGCGAACGTCACTGGCCGCATCAAATTTGAGCGGATAGGCGTCGGCAACGCGGCCATACTTGTGAAAGCTGACCATCATAGCTGACAGCATGCGGACCACGAAATCGGGGTCAAACTCGGTGATCGGCACGCCAGCAGCGGCCATGTATTCGCGAACAGCGCGGCGGATCGCATCGGCGCCTTCGCCTTTTATTTCGGTTATCATGCCGCAATTCCTTCAAAAAGCGATGCCTGGCCCGGCAATACGCGGGAGCGCTTGGCGCTCTTGGGTGGTTCGGGTCGCCTCTCCGCAACGCCGCCGATTGCGGCGGGCGCACGGGTGGCGAGGGGCACGCGGCAGACGGTGGCAAGAAGCTGGCAAAGTAGGGCATTCTTGTCGCCCCACTTCTCTGCCAGCTTATCCAGCCCCGCCTGCACGTCGGGCGGCAGATGCTCCAAACGGGGCACCGGCACCACGGCCCAGCCAAGGGCACCCAACGCGGCCTCAAGCGATTCAAGGTTTGGGCGGTTCTGCCCGCGCCACGCCTTTACGGTTGATTGCAGGACTCCGGCCCGCCACTCCAATTCGTCATAGGTGACGCCCTGACGCCGCATTTCAGCAAAGACGATCTTGGCCATCGGGTTGCACCGTTCGGGGACGGTAATCTTTGACGGGCGGACAGGCGGTGCGGTGTCGCGTGCCATGTTAGTCGCTCCAGTACTGGCGGTCTTCGGAGAGGGCGTCGACCGGCGAAATCATGACATCATCGTCGCGGCGGCAGTCGCTTTCCCATGCCTCATAGGATGCGAAGCCCTCGCGCCACGCTTCCAGCCAGCCCCAGCGAAAAGGGCTTTTGTGAAGAAGGCGGGCATAGCGAAATTGCCACCACCATCGATAAAGGAGCGCGCTGGGCAGGGTGGCGCAAAGCAGGCTCCACAGGACCACCGAAATGCCGATGTTCGCGGCGCCATAGATGAAACCGTTGGCAGGGCTGAGAACGATGAGGCCAGCCATGCCAAGCAGCACCATAATCGATACGACGGCGATGCCGTCACCGATCGCGAGAAACCCCGCCAGCGCGAATCGCGCGGCCCGGCTCATGCCGCCACCTTCAGAGCAGCCGTCACGGTCGGCACGCCGCGCACGATCTTGACGCCCTCGGCCTCAAATTCCAGCACCTTCACGTCGGGATGGCTGGTCGGGAAGGTTTCTCCGAACTGAGTAGCCATGCGGATGAAACCGCCGCCATACGGGACGTAAACCTTTTCGCCCCGGCGATAGACTTTGACCTGCTTGTGCACGCCCTTCTTGAGCGAAATAATTGCGCTCGAATCTTCAATTGCGGTGAAGAGTTCCATAGTTCTTGTCCCCTTACAGCGTGGGCATGAGCAGCCCGATAAAGTCGGGCGCGTCGTGGGAAATGATGATATGCGGGACCATCTTGCCGTCATCGGGTTCCGGCGGCTGCTCTATGGTCAATTCCGGCACGTTCAGCGTGCGGATAAAGTCTGCCGCGTAGCGAGGATTGAATTTGAATGGCCGGAAAACTTCACTGACTTCCGCGTCCAGTCGCTCGATCGCTTCTCCGCCTTTCTGATTATTGGCCGTAAGAAGGATGGCACCATCGTCGGGCGCGAAGGTGATCGCAGCATAACGATCCGCTCCGGCGATGGTGTTGGCCCGGTCGAGGCAGTCCACAAAGTCGGCCCGCTTGAAATGGGCGGTCGGCAAATCGTCACGCGCCGGGACGACGCGCATATATTCGGGGAACGTCCCCTCGATCAGCTTCGCGGCGAGGCGAAGATTGTCGGCCGACAAGCTGATCGACTTTTCGTTCACCGCCACGGCAACGGATGTTGCGCCCTTGAAGACTTGCAAGGCCGCATCGACCGTTTCGACCGGCACGATAACGCGCGGGCAGTTTTCAGCGCCCTCCGGTATCGGCATGCCGGAGAGGGCAAGCCGGTGTCCGTCAGTGGCCACGAAGTGCATCGCGTCACCGAGCGTCACGTCGATGCAGACGCCTTGCAAATACCACTGATTATCGGCGGTCGACGTTGCGAAACGAACCCGGCTGAATGCGCGCTCGAAATCCTGCCCATTCAGATTGAAATTGCTGGTGGCAGGCTGATCGGCCCAAGCGGGGAAGCTGTCAGCCGAGATCGTACCCAGCTTTACGCGGGACCGGCCACCTTTGACGGTAAGGACGCCCTCGTCCGTCAGTTCAAGACTAACCTCCGTCGCCTTCTGATGCTTGCCGATCAGTGTTTTGAGCGCGTCGAAGCCGACCAAGAAACGGCCTGACGCCTCAACCTTCGCGGTAATGTTCGCTTCAGCAAAGCGGTCAATGTCGCAGGATGCCAGCGAAATGGTCTGTGCGTCAGCGTCGGCAGTGATGCGGACACATTCCAGCGCTGGAATGACGCCCTTCTTCTGGGCCACCGCGCCGCCCCGGTCGATCAGGGCTGCGAAGATGGGCTGGGGGATGAGGGCGCGCATCAGTTGGCGAGGCCAATTTGATTGTCAGCCGGTCCCGCACAAATTGGCTGGCCCATATGATCGAGGCGGGGCGTCAAGCTTGGCTCGCGATAGCCGATTGCGATGTATTCGCAGCCACTCGCGGCGTCGGTCACTATGCCGATATCGCCAGAAATTGTGAGTCCGGAGAAGACTTCGCCGTCAACGCGGCTGGAAAATTCTTGGGAGTATCGGGCGTGAAGCCCGCCGCACGCCAGCAAGGCGAGCAGAGGGGTGGCGGCAAAAAGCCGCATGACATGACGGTTCAACGGATGATTCCTTCGGACGGTTGGAACTGTCCGTCAGCTATCCGTTGTCATCCGTCATGTCAACGGATCATAGGAACAAATTTTCTCTGATCCGGCGGCGTGAGCGCTAGACCAATGAAATGAAGGAAAATTATCCGACAGAACCGATAATGCGATGGATGGAGGCAATTTCTTCTGCATTCACAGAACGGGAACGCAGCTTCTCCGGCGCGCCGATGAAATCGAAGCCTACCGATTCGCCATCAGCGGCCGCGAGTCGCGCTACACCAGCCTCGCCGTTCTGGAATTTGACGAAGACGAAATCCCCAACGCGCGGCGAAGCCGCTGGGGAAATATAGACCACTTCACCCGCCATATAGCGCGGCGCGTTCATATCGTTGGGCACCGTGAAGGCATAAGCGCCACGAACATGCTCAAGAGAAGGCAGAGTAGGTAACATGCCCACTGGATCGCCAGTGAACGGGAGAAACGCTTGATTCATCGCGATATTTGCCCCGACCGCATATAGGGGGACCATGATTTGGTGATTGCCCCCGCCCGAACCGCCCAGAGAGGTTGGCGGTGCCGATCCCCCCGGAACATCACCGCTCGCAACCAACTGCGAAATGCTCATTTCAAGCACTTCAGCCAGCTTTATAATGTTGTCTTCGCTGGGCTTTTTGCTTCGTCCACTTAAGAAATCGTTAACAAAACTAAGCCCCAAACCCGCCATTTCCGAGGCTTCCCTAGCGGAAACGCGCATCTGCTTAAGCCTGGCCCGCGTCCGCAGCCGCATCGCGTCAAGCTGCTCAGGGGTCAATCCATCCGTCATAATATCCGTTCCATCCGTTGACATGACGGAAGCCGTCCGTTACTTCCGTCATCGCTCCTGACCGACAGGAGCATCCGTTGCATCCGCTATACCCGTAAAAAATCCGTCTGTGAATACGTGGGCGGAATGAATCAGGGTTAACGAAATCAATTTTGGAGCGATTTATGGCAATTAGCCTTGCTTCCTTGAAGAAAACCAGCGGGAAAGCCCATCCGCTGACGTTTATTTATGGGCCGGAAAAGGTCGGCAAGACGACCTTGGCCGCCGAATGGCCGAATCCCGTGCTGATTCGGACGGCGGGCGAAAACCCACCGGCAGAAATCGGCTTGCCCAGCTTCGACAACGAAGACGGCACGACGAAAATCACTGATTATGATGCGTTGATGAGCGCAATCGAAGCGCTGTTCGTGGAAGACCACGGCTTCGAAACGCTCATCGCCGACGCCATCGACGGTATCGAGCGTCTGGTCTGGGCCGAAACCTGCAAGCGCCACGGGTGGAAGAGTCTGGAGGAGCCGGGCTATGGCCGCGGCTACATCGAGGCCGATCAGGTCTGGGGCGAATTTTTCGACGCCATGCGCGCCCTGAATGAACAAAAGGGCATGAAAATCGTCCTGCTGGGCCATGTCGAAATCAAGAGTTTCGATGACCCGGCCAACGGCAGCTATTCGCGCTTCCAGCCGAACTTGCACAAGCGTGCATCCGATGCCCTCAAGGCCATGTGCGACATTATCGCTTTCGTGAGTCACCGCGTGTCGATCACGAAGGAAAAAACCGGATTCGGCGCCGAAAAGACGACCGCGGGCGGGCAGGGGCTGCGCATGATCTATCTGGAGGCGCGCCCCGGCTACGTGGCTGGCAATCGCTATTCGATGCCGGACTCGCTGCAATACACGAAGGGCAAGGGATTCGCGGCGATCGCCAAGCACCTGCCCGCTCCGGCCAACACCTCAAACGAGAAGGAGCAGGCCGCATGAGGGGTCTCGGTATGATGGGCGCGATTGCCGCGCTGGCAAGCAGTGCAATGTCTTTCGGCGGACGGGTGGCAATGTCCATCGGCGCGCCGTCGCTGGAATCGCTTCGTCGCGAACCGATGAAGGATGCGCGCCGGAAGGCTGCAAAAGCGCGCGACCCCTATTTCGGCATCAAGTCGAAGGGGCGCACGGGGGCGCGGGCGCGGGCGCAACTGATGGTGGCGGCGCGCCGGAAGACGTCGGTTGGCAAGCTGGATGCGCGCGGCGCTGATCAGTCCAATCCCTTCAAGGATTATGACCGCCGCATCGCCTACAACAGTGCGGTTCGAAACCTGAGTGGCGCTTTCCCCGATGCCGCATTCGTGCGGGCGCTTGCCATGAAGTCGGCACGGAGGGTTGCAGCATGAGCGGGGCGGCGCAGCAATCCACGCGCAGCGGCATCGGCTTTGCTGGCCTGCTAACTCTGGTTTTCGTGATCGCCAAGCTGATGGGCGCGGTGACGTGGCCGTGGTGGCTGGTGTTCCTGCCAATTTACATCTTGCCGCTCGTCGTGCTGGCGATCATGGCCGCAGTTCTGGCCGTGGCGGGCGTCGGCTGGGCGCTGGTCTGGCTTTTCTCTCTGGTCGCGCCGTACTTCTATCGCGCGTATCGCAAAGTTCGGGGGTGAGCGCTTCGGCGCCACCCAACCCGCCCCCAATGTCCAATCGCTTGCGCTTAGCGCTCTTTGCAACCCTCGCGCTTGCCGCGTGGGCCGCCATTTCTGCACCCAATTTTCCCTTGAAAGGCTTCTGACTTATGGCTTCCCTTGGTGGTTATCTTGAACAGGATACCGTCCCCGATACCGGCAATGGCGGCGGTGGCGAACCGCACCCGGTCGGCATCTATGAATTCGAAATGCGCGAGTCCGACGTGAAGGCGACCGGCGGCGGCACGGGGCTGATGGCGGCATATGTCGCATTCGGCACCGGCAACAGCCAGGCGCCCAGCGACAACAAGGACAAGCGCGTCTGGGTCAATTTCAATATCAAGAACAAGAGCGCGCAGGCGCAATCCATCGGCCAGTCGCAATATAAGGCGCTGTACGAAGCCTGTGGCGGCGTCGACGTCGTGCGCTGCGAATATCACCAGATGGAGGAAACCGACCGGCTGCATTTCCTGCCGTTCTGGGCCGAGGTCGTGCATGAGCAGCGCAAGACGAAGGATTCCGGTTACAAGGAACTGGCATTCAAGCCGGACGGCTCGCCCGACATGCAGGCCGTGTTCAAGCGCTTTATGTTCGAAGGCATGGACGACGTCGCACAGTCCCCGCCGCCCAGCAAGGCGCCCGCGCAGAAGTCCGAACCCGAACAGAAACCCGCACCGGCAGCCGGGCGCGCGCGCCCCTGGTCGAAGCCCTGACCTGAACGGGGCGGCTTAGTCCGCCCCACACCCTTCCCAATCTCAAAATTTCACCAACTCTTATTTAAGGGAATGATCCCGCATGCCTCCCGTAACCGTGAAAGTTCTGCACGTCGAAAAGGTGCAGGTTACTGCCGAAAATGAACTGGAAATCCTGAGAGGCGAATACGAGCGCCGGTACGACGACCGGGATTTCTGCGAAGGCGACGACGTCGAATTCATCCGCGAAGGTCGCCAGCGTCATGCCGACGCTTTTGGCGCCAACTATGTCGGCAAGCGCGCCGTTGTAACGGCGCTGTCAGAGAATGGCGAAGACGTGAAGGTGTTGGCCATCACGGCTGATGGCTCGTTCGGTGAATTCTGGACGCCCGAAGCCTGCCTGGTGCGGATCAAGGCATAATGGCCAAGCTTCCGCCGCTCAATAACAGCCGCTTGGCCGAAATGGTTTACGCTGCGCGTGCGGCGGAAGCCAATGATTGGGATGGGCTTGGCTTCAGCCCTTCCATGCTGGACTCATCGTGCGACAAGTTCCTTTGGCTGTCGCTCCGCTGGGCATTTCCGAAAGAGAAGATCGGCGGGCGGCAACACTTGCTGTTCGATAGCGGCCACTATCACGAAGCCAAAATGGTGGAAGGCCTGCGCCGCGCAGGGCTGGAACTGCACGAAGTGGACCCCGACACCGGCAAGCAATTCCCCGTCCGCGCGCTGGCCGATCATCTGCGCGGCAAAATGGATGGCCGCATAGATCGCGGCGTGCCGGAGGCGCCGGAGAAACTGCACCTATTCGAAGCGAAATCCCACGGCGAAAAGTCGTGGAAGGCGCTGATTAAAGGGCCGACCGTCAAGGAAGGCAAATTCGCCCATTGGGTGCAGATGCAAGTCTATATGGGCATCACGGGTATTGACCGCTGCCTATATGGCGCGGTCTGCAAATCCACGGACGAATTGCACTTCGAACGCGTTCGGTTCGATCATGAATTCTATACGCGCCTTATCACCCGGCTAGACCGCATTTTGCGCACTTCGGAGCCGCCTGCCGGTATCTGTAAGGACGCAAAGGATTTTCAGGGCATGTTCTGCCGTGCGCGGGCCTTGTGCTTCGAATTCAGCTTTGCGCGCGTGAATTGCCGGACCTGTGTTCACAGCAACCCGGAAATGACCGGCAATGCCGCGTGGTCGTGCGCCCGACACGTCCAGCCGATCAATGCTGATCAGCAGCGCGAAGCGTGCCCCAATCATCTTTATATTCCGCAGCTTGTCCCCGGCGAAATGCTGGACGTGAGCGAGGACGCTGAAACGATCCAGTACCGGCTGCATGACGGCCGCACATGGACGGACGGCGAAGACCGGGCCGACGCGCCCATTGCTGTTGAGGCAAATCCCAATGACTGATTTTGAGAAATTCTTAGGCGGGCGTGTGCGCCTTGCCCACGGCGACAGCCGCGACGTGCTGAAAAGCCTTCCCGACAATTCTATTGATAGCGTTTGCACCGATCCGCCGTATGCACTGGTGTCGATCGTCAAGCGGTTTGGCGGGGCGAACGCGGCGCCGACGCGTGACGGCGACGTGTATTCGCGCGCCTCGGCTGGCTTCATGGGGCAGAATTGGGACACGGGCGAAACCGCCTTTGCCGTCGAATTTTGGCAGGAGGTCATGCGCGTCCTGAAACCCGGCGGCCATGTGATCGCCGCCAGCGGCACGCGCACATATCACCGGCTCGCTGTGGCGATCGAGGACGCGGGCTTTGAAATCCGGGATATGGTGTCTTGGCTCTATGGGTCGGGCTTCCCGAAGTCGCACGACGTGTCGAAGGGCATTGATAAGGCCGCGGGTGCCGAGCGCGAAGTCGTCGGCCAAGCTAAGCGCACCGGCAAAGAGGCCGGAACTTACGGCGCGATGGCGGGCGACAATGTCATTACCGCCGCCGCAACACCTGAAGCCAAGCAGTGGGAAGGGTGGGGGACCGCCCTAAAGCCCGCGTGCGAGCCATGGGTGCTGGCGCGGAAGCCTTTGGCCGGGACTGTTGCGGGCAATGTGCTGGCCCATGGCACGGGCGCGCTGAATATCAATGCCTGCCGCGTTGGTGAAGAAGAGCGCACCTATGAGCCTAAAGGCACAAGTGCGAATGCCGCTATGATCCGCGTTCCGATCCATCGGATAGGCGTATCTGGCGAAGAGGTTACAGTAAAAGGCCGCTGGCCCGCCAACGTCATTCACGACGGCAGCGATGAAGTGGTCGGGGCCTTCCCGGATAGTAAATCAACCATCGGCAAACCGAGGAGCGCTGCCCCTGGTATCGGTTACGGGATGACGCATACCGGCGCCGAATATTCGGACGAAGGCTCCGCCGCCCGCTTCTTCTACAGCGCAAAAGCCGACGCCATGGACCGCATCGGTTCGAAGCATCCGACAGTCAAGCCGGTCGATCTGATGCAGTATCTTTGCCGCCTCATTACGCCGCCCGGCGGCACGGTGCTCGATCCATTCGCAGGCAGCGGCTCGACCGGCGAGGCCGCTTATCGGGAAGGCTTCAACTGCGTCCTAATAGAGCGCGAGGCCGACTATGTGGAGGACATCCGCGAACGTCTCCGTCTGGCTCCTGCCGGAGCGCGCGCACGCAAGCGCGCCGTGTCTAAGAAAAAGGCCGTTGCTCCGTCCATCGGCGGAATGTTCTCATAATGTTCTCTTTTTAGCTTTCCTACACGGTTCGTTCTCCAGTAATTCCGAATCATCACGACGGAAAAACGAACCAAAATGAACAGCACAAAATCACCGGAATGGAACAATATATGCCATCACACGATCGCACGGCTATGGTCCTGCGCGGCGTACTTCGCCGCATTGCGCGGCAAGGCGACATGCCGATTCGCATATCGCGGCAAACATGGACAATCATCCTGCGCGCAAACGGCTCCCGTTGGGAGGTTCAGGACAACCACCGCGAAATCGACGCCATGGCGCTTGAAGCGCTTGTCCGTCTTGCCGGGGGGAGGGCTTCGCTGTGAGCCTTTGGACTCCCCGCTATTATCAAGAGGACGCAATAAACGGAACCTTCGACTATTGGGCCGAGGAAGGTGGCTCCCCCCTGATCGTGATCCCGACCGGGGGCGGGAAGGCTGGTGTCTTGGGCACGATCATGCGCCGCCTGTTCGACAACTGGTCGGATATGCGCATCGTCAACCTTGCGCACGTCGCGGAACTGGTCGGGCAGAATTACGAAGAATTGATCGGCATGTGGCCGTGGGCGCCCGCCGGTATTTATTCGGCTGGCCTCAACCGCCGTGACACCCGCGCCCAAATCCTCTTCGCTTCGATTCAGTCCGTATGGAACAAGGTGGAACAGCTTGGCGCCATCGACCTTCTGATTATTGACGAAGCGCACATGGTGCCGCGGAAAGACACCACGACTTACGTGAAATTCATCAAGCGCGTTCTGGAACTGAATCCCGACTGCCGCTTGCTGGGCCTGACGGCCACTGACTACCGGCTTGATAGCGGACGGCTGACCGATGGCGAAGACCGGCTATTCGATAAGATCGCCTATGAAATCTCCATTCGCGAACTGATTGACGAGGGCTATCTAACCCCTCTCATTTCCAAGGCAACCGCGACATCGTTGGACGTGTCCGGCGTCGGCAAGCGCGGCGGAGAATTCGTGGCGGGCCAGTTGCAGGCCGCCGTCGACAAGGAAGACCTGAACCGGGGCATTATTGACGACATCGTCCGCTATGGAGCCAATCGACGCTCATGGCTGGGCTTCGCGTCAGGCGTGGAGCATGCGCACCACCTTGCCGAGGAGACGCGGTCGCGCGGATTCTCCGCTGCCGTTTTGGACGGCACAACGCCGGACGGCGAACGGCGGCAGATGATTGCCGATTTCAAGGCTTATCGCCTGCGGAGCCTTTGGAACTGCGGGGTTCTGACGACCGGCTTCAATCATCCTGGCGTCGACCTGATTGCTGCGGCGCGACCGACCGAAAGCGCGGGCCTCTATGTTCAGATTGCCGGACGCGGGACGCGCAACGTCTATGCGCCGGGCATGCCGCTGTCCACGCGGGAGGAGCGGCTGGCGGCGATCGCCGCCGGGCCAAAGCCCAATTGCCTGTTTCTGGATTTCGGCGGCCTTGTGCGCCGTCATGGGCCTATCGACCTTGTGCAGCCCAAGCGCCCCGGCAAAGGTGGTGGGGACGCGCCGGTTAAGGAATGCCCGGAATGTCATAGCCTTGTGCATGCCAGCGTCATGATATGCGGCGATTGCGGCTATGAATGGGAGCGCCAGCTTTCGCAGAAGATCACGCGTTCAGCGTCCGCCGGGCCGATTATTTCGAAGGCCGAGCCGGTCTGGAAGGACGTAACGCGGCGCAGCTTCTTCCGTCATGAGAAGTTCGGCTCGCCGCCGTCGATCCGCGTCGAATATTCCTGCAACGACGTGGCGCATAAGGAATGGATCGCGGTTGAAAATGAGAAGGCGGCCGGGCTTGTGGCGCGCTGGTGGAAAGCGAACGGCGGACAAGAGCCGATCCCCGCCACTGTGACGGAGGCATTGGAACGTGTCCCCGAATTGAAGCCCGTCGCGCAAATCCGCATCGAGCCGGATGGCAAATTCTTCAAAATTACAGGCAGGCGCATGGGCGGAGACGCACCCGACGAAGTGGACACCGGGCCGAAATATATCCGGGATGCGAACGGCAACAATATTGAGCCGAAGAGAGGCAACCTTGCCTCGCTGTTGAGGCCTGCGGCATGATTTACGGCAGTGTGTGCAGCGGCATTGAGGCTGCGTCCGTCGCATGGCAAGGGATGGGCTGGAAAGCGGCCTATGTGGCCGACATAGAGCCGTTTCCGTGCGCCGTGCTGGCGCATCGGTTCGGCGCTGGGCGTCCAATCCATATGCCGGACCCGAATGAAGTTGGCCTGGACGACGAGGCTGCGCGGGAACGGCGCAATGCTATCAAGGCTGTCGCGGACCTACCCGAAGTGGCGGCCATCCCGAACTATGGCGACTTCACCCGCATTGCCGACGACGCCCCGGCGATTGATTTGCTGGTCGGCGGCACGCCCTGCCAGGCGTTCAGCTTCGCGGGGCAGCGCCAGTCGCTTGCGGATGCGCGCGGCAACCTCACTCTTGAATATGTCAGGCTCGTTCATGCAACAAAGTCTCTTCGATACGCCGTCTGGGAAAACGTCCCCGGCGTTCTCTCCACCGACGACAACGCCTTCGGCTGTTTCTTGGGCGGACTTGTCGGCGCGGATGATGCCATACCACAGCCACGGGGGGGCAAATGGCCAGATAATGGCATGGTCGCTGGACCCGGCGGACGCGCCGCGTGGACTGTTAAGGACGCTCAACATTTCGGACTGGCCCAACGGCGCAGTCGCGTGTTCCTTGTCTTCTGTCCTGCTGCCGCCGGAGGCGATCCAGCCGCGATACTTTTTGAGCGCAAAGGCGTGCGCGGGGATATTGCGCCGGGCCGCGGCGCGGGCCAAGGAATTGCCGGAAATGCTGGCGCGGGCGCTGCGCGCGGCTGCGGGCATAGCGCCGCCTCCGGCGACGGCTTAGTTCAGGACATCGTTGGGACGCTTTGCGCTGACACGCACCCCGGCAGCTACACTGGGCAAGATGCCTATTCCGGACGTCTCATACCTTTACAAATTGCGCACACCCTGCGCGGCGAGGGTTTCGACGCCAGCGAAGACGGCACAGGGAGCGGGACTCCACTCGTGCCGGTTGCATTTTCCGCGAAGGATTATGGCAACGACGCGACCGCCGACCTTGCGCCGACCTTGCGGGCGGGCGGGCATACTGGCAGCCACGCAAATGGCGGGGTAATGCCTGCGGTGGCGATCCCCATTCTGGAGGCTGGCGCGCGCACGGGGAGTTCGACCACCGACACGCGTGCGGGCATGGGGGTGGGCGATGATGGCGACCCCATGTTTACCCTTCAGGCCAGCAAGCAGCACGCCGTGGCCTTTCAATCAGGCCAATCGGGCATGCGGGAAGGTGGGATACATGCCACCCTCGATGCAAATAACGGGAGCCGGAGGCACAATGACGTCATTCAAGCCTCCGCCGTTCGCCGTCTCACGCCCACGGAATGCGAACGCCTTCAGGGCTTCCCCGACAATCACACGCTTATCCCATGGCGCGGCAAGGCCGCACCTGACGGCCCCCGCTATAAGGCGCTGGGCAATTCCATGGCCGTTCCCGTGATGCGTTGGATAGGCGAGCGGATTCAGGCGTATGAGGATGGCACGCTCGACTCCTATGTGTGGCACCCCATCCCCGCTGGTTGGGCCTCCCCCCTGGCCGCGGAATTACACGAAGAAGACTTAGAGCATGACGCCAGTGAGGACGCATGACGCCCATTGAAGCGGCCCTGAAAGCCTTCCCCGATGCTGAAATAGTAGGAATTGAACCATTGAACGGCCTCCATAACCACGATGCTGGCGAATCCGGCTTCTGCTTTGAATGTGACGCCAAAGATGAAGAGTTGGAACGATTGCGCGCGGAAGTGGCGGAAAAAATCAGCCCCGCAGAAGCCGCCCAGCTTATCCGCTACTCTGTGCCATCCCGCGCCTGCGCAAATTGCATGCGCGAGGCACTGGACGGCCTGAATTACCATCACGCGCCCCTTTGCACCACATGCGCCCCTCATGCCGGAAGTTTGGACAAGATGACCACTGACACCGAAGAAGAAGCGATCGAGGCTGGCGGCATGAAGGCTGGCGAATATCTGGACGGGCTGGCGCAGGGCGCGGGCAAATATGATCTGGCCGACCTGTCGCCCCATGAATGGCGGACCTTCCTTGCGAGGGTATTGGAAGGCTATTCCGAACACATGCGCGAAGCGGTTAAAACCACGGCACCGTTTTGAGGCCGCCGCATAGCATGACAAGCGCATATTCTAACGACGCCGCCCTCTATCTGGAGAACGGATTGTCGGTCATCCCTTGCGGGCCGGGGACAAAGTTCCCCGGTCGATATACCGCCGCCGAAGGCTGGATGGCGGCCTATGATTGGCAAAAATATTGCACGCGCCTGCCGACCGGCTTTGAAACCAGCCTGTGGGACCGGTGGCCCGGCGCGGGCATCTGCCTAGCGCTTGGCGAAGCGTCCGGCGCAAATGGCCTGCATCTGGTCGCCATGGACATTGACACGGACGTGCCGGAGGAAGTTGCGGCCATCCGTTCCGTTCTGCCAGGTTCGCCGTGCGCCAAGCGCGGCGCCAAGGGTGAAACGCAATTCTACCTTGCCAGCGCTGCCGTAGTGTCCCGCCCGTTCAATGACGGGCACAGGCGGCGCATACTGGACCTTCTGGCGTCCGGTCGTCAGACGGTCATGTCGCCAACGATGCACCCCGATTGCCAGTCATGCGGCGGCAAGGGTACGGTGCTGGCCGACGCTGCCTGTAATGCCTGTGGCGCGGACGGGCAGGCCTATCGCTGGATCACGCCTGACACGCTGGCCGATTTTGCGGTTGCGGACTTGCCGGTTCTGCCCGACGATATTGCCGACAGGCTGGCGGAAGCGCTGGCCCCGTTCGGCTATGAGGCGGCGAGCCTGACGGTCGGCGCGGCCGGCAACGGCGAAATTGATCCGAACAACCCGCACCGCGCGCTAAACGATTCCGCGCTGGCAAACCTCGGCGCATGGGTGCCCGCGCTCCAGCTTTACGGCTGTCGCCAGACCGGCGGAAAATATAAGGCGGTAGCCCACTGGCGCCCGTCGTCGTCGGGCCGCCCCATGTCGAAGCGCGCCACCAATCTCGCCATATCAGGCGACGGCATCAAAGACTGTGGCGAAAACAAAGGCTACACTCCGCTTGATCTGGTCATGGCCGCGTGCGGCACGGATCTGGACACGGCTTTTGCGTGGTTGCAGGAGCGCGTTGCGCCGCATCCTATTCTGCAATTGAAGGCCTCGCCCGCGCCCGTGGAAGCGCCGGAGCAGCCGGAGGAACCGCGCCGCCGTGGCAACCTTTCGGGCGTGCGGCTGGCCGCCGTTGATGGTGTCGCGCTGGAGGCGGATGAGGAAATAACGGAGCCGGATGAAGAGGCGCCGGAGGGTTTGCCGGGCGGCTTGATCGCGCCCGATCTTTGCACCCCGCCCGGCCTGATTGGCGACGTTGTGGAGTGGATGAACGGCAGCGCTGATCGTCCGTTGCCGCAGGCCAATCTGGGCGCAGCCCTGGCATTCCTTGGCTCGCTCATGGGCCGTCGGTTCGAAGGGCCGACCCGCGCGCGAACGAACCTGTATTGCGTCGGCGTGGCGCCGACCGGGCGCGGGAAGAACCACCCGCTTACCGCCATCACCGAATTGGCCACGTCGTCGGGCGTGGATGGTTTCCTTGGTCCGGAGGGGATCAAGTCAGAAACCGCCATCCGCAAGCTGCTGGAGAACAAGCCCACCGTCGTCTGCATGATTGACGAAATGGGCGAGTTTATCAAAAAGATCATGTCGAAACGCGCCAGCGCGCACGAGTCCGGCATTCGCGCAATCATGCTGTCCATTTTCTCTAAAGCGAACACGACCTATCACGGGTCCGAAGGCGCGATGGAAAAGGCCAACCCGATCCGCAACCCGAATTTCTGCGTCTATGGCACCAGCACGCCGGAAGACCTTTGGACGCAGTTTTCCACCGGCAACGCGGACGACGGCTTCCTCCCGCGCTGGCTGGTATTTGACGGCGGCGACAAGCGCGTGCGTCCGGTCACGCCGGAATTTGACGTGTCGGAGCCGCCGCGCGAATTGGCCAAGAAACTGCACGCGCTTCTTGACGTGCGCCCGCCGGGGAACCTGAACGGCACGGGCATGGTGAATAAGCCGATCCGCGCCACATGGGGCGACGGCGCGCAGGATATGTTCGCGGCGCTTCAGGATGAAATGGAAGACCGCATGGAAGAGGCGAAGGCCGACCGGCGCTTCACCGAGCAGAAGGTCGCCAGCCGCTTTGCCGAGCACACGATCAAGTTGGCCCTGATCTATGCCGTTGGATCGGCGGAGGACATGCGCCAGCCGGTAATATCGTGCGCGGCGCTGCATTGGGCGCGGGCGGTCGTTGAATCGTCCTCGATCGCGCTGACGATGGCCATTGAGGGCAAAATCGCGGACAGCGACATTCAGGCGCAATATCTGTGGGTGTTGGGTGCGATCCGCGACGCCGGGCCGGACGGCATCCTTGAGTCTGCGCTGCTCAAAATGGTCCGTGGCCGGTGGGATCAGCGACGGCACGGCGACATTCTGGGCCAGCTTGCGGGCGCGGGGGAGATATGGCGCGGCATTCGTGCGCCTGCCCATGGCGGACGCCCCGGTGCGCGGGTCGGGGCTTGGGGGCTTGAGGAGAAGGCGGGATGAAGAAAAGGGGCCGGTTGGCCCCTTTTTTATGCTGGGACGTATTGCGACCCGTTCCAGACTTCCAAATCTACACGCTTCGGCTTGTCCGTGCTTCGTGCCGCTTGGCGCATTGCATCTTCGTCGTCCCGCGCGCCTATCATGACCCAGCCAAAGGGTGATTTGCAGCGGTAGCTGATGAGGCCGGGTGCGGCCATAGGGCGGTCGCTCATCCCTCTATCTCATGCCCCATGACGTGCAAGGCATAGCCGATAGGGCATTCGCATTCTCCCCAATCGAAATCATAAAGCCTGTCACGCTGGGCGTTCAGAAACGCCGCCTCTTCACGGTCAAGGTGATCGTTGGTTTCATGAAGGCAATCGACAGCGCAGTCGTCAAAGTGCCACATAAGGCCCGCGCTATGCAGCGCCTTAATGAAATCTTTTGCTGCGCCAATGTCGGCAATGCTGGCTCGCATGGTTTCGGTGAGAACTTTGGTCATTTCTCAAATCTCCACAATCTCGACTGAAAGAACGCTCACCCGCGCACCTGTTTCACGGTCCAGCAAGTTGCGCCCAATCTTGCGGCGCTCCCCAATAGCGTAATTTTCAGCAGTGGCGGCGCTGCGCGTTTCGTGCCGCCGCGTTGCCCCGCCTCTATAATGCGTGACGACCGCATGGGTTTTAGGGGCGGCTAGTGCGGCGGCGATGCGGTCCATGGCGGTCATGTCTGATTCCCTTGCTGTTGAAAATTCAATACCCGGATATAATCCGGCTGTAAACGGAAAAAGTCCGGGTATAGAAAAAGGGGCCGAAGCCCCTTTAAATTATCTCCCCCGGAACCGCGCCGCCTGTTCAGCTATTCGGCGGCTGCGCATTATTCCGCGCGCACGGCATGACGCTATTGCCTGTTCACGGCTTGCGCCCATCGAGCGCATTTCGGCCAGAATTTCGGACTCGGTGACGTCGCACATGGGCGCGCTCCTTTCGGTGGTTGGTGTGCCGATCAGGGCTTGGCCTTCGGCAATGAGGCGGGGGCGGTCGCGCGTGGATAGGTGGCGGGTCATGGGGTGGCCCTTTGCAAATGGTGGTGGCTGGTGCCGCGATAGCGAATGGCGCAACCGGCATGCTGCGTTCGCCATCGCCCGGCGGATCGTTCGAAGTGGCCTGCGCCCGCTGGCACGTGTTCGCCGCAGCGGTAGCATGTGCCGGGATAGCGGTTACGCACTGGTTTTTAGAGCGAGGATGGCTTCTATCACGCCGTCGATTTGCCGGTCGCCGTCCTGTGGCGGCCACTCCATGGCAACAAGCGCGTCGCGGGCGGCCATTGCCGCGCGTTCCAGGGTTGCGGCTTCACAGCTTGCTGCTGGCGTGGAGAACGCAAGGCGGGCAATTTCATCTAAGCCTTCGTTCAGCCGCATTGTCCCCGCACGGATACCAGCGACCGTGGCCGCTATCTGTGCCAGCGCCTCCCGGTCAGCCTCTGTCGGCTCACGATGCAGGGATGGGGGTGGCGGGGTGGCCACATCCTTGACGGCGACATGCCCCTTGACCTCGGCCACCACAGAAGGCGCTCGGCATGGCGTATACATGCAGTCCTGATGGCGCTTGCATGATCCAACATGGCATCGGGTCCAGCGTTCCTCGCTCATGCCTTATCCCCCGCTAGATGTTCGCCGCAACGGCGTTCGTAACCAAGCGCGTGGCGAGCGTCGGCTATGCTTGGTCGAATGTCATAGACAGCCATTGCGAAGCAGCAGGGCTGGCACCAACGATAAGTTTCCAGCCCATCATCGCCTCGCTCGGTCAGGACACGGTTGCGCGTCCCCGGCTCACACTCACCAGCGCAGGTGTGGCATGTGCCGCCCTTGCGGTTCGTGACCATCTTGTCCGACAACGCGATCTCTCCGCTGCCGAAGTCACCCGCGAATGGGTCATCCGACATGCAACGGTCCTCCCAACGGAACGGCTTAGTCATTACCCCTCTCCCGCTAGATGCTCGCCGCTGGTGACAAGGTGGGCACCGCGTCCGATCATGCTGGCGGCCTGATCGTAATATCCGGCGCGCATCAGGTAGAGCGGTGCCATTTCTTCGCTGCATCCCCTGTCCAGCATCGCGCGGCAGTCAGCCGCTTCCTTTTCCATCCAAGCAACGGTCCGCTGCGTCTCTGTCGGCTGTGGGGTGGCAAGGGCTGCGCGAATGGCGGCGTGATTATCCGCCAGCCATTCCACAACCTCATTGTTCCGGTAGGCCCAATCGCGGTTGCTCTCCATGTAATCCAGCGGCGTGTCGCTGAACGGCAATTTACCGAAAGGTTCTCGGTCATCGCATGACGGCATCGGAGGTAGCGCCACCGCCTCTGCCTCCCCCGCTGCTTGCTTACCGCAGACAGCGCACGGGTTGTTTTCGGGCGCGGGCTTACCTTCGCATCCTGAGCAGACAGTCGCTTGCTGGGATGACAGGGCTGGCAGTTTGACGCAGAAGCAATCAGCCCATGCATGATCCGATACTGGCGACACAATCTGGATGCGCTTGGCATCGCCGCAATAGACACAGGTCATGCCTTCCCTCCATCTGTAAGGGGTGCGGCGGGGAGGCTACTACCATCGAACGTGTAGCACTTCGCGCTGCGGTCATAGTCGATCAGGTCTGGGTAGGCCGCGATGAACGCCTGAATATCGGCGGACGCGATGGCGATCGTCACCTCGAACCGATCAACGATCTGCTGGCGGCGGATCATGCCATAGGCTGCAAGGTTGGCACGGATGAAGTCCTGCCTCTGTTTCATGAACCATGTCATTGGTGCTTGTAACCTTTTCTGGCGCGTTCAAATGCCGCCAACATCTTGCCCTTGGCGTTACCGCAGCACTCATGGGGCGAGCGGCATTCCTGCACCCGTTCGCAATGGGTGGAGCAGCACTCGACGCGATCCATGTTTTCGCGCTTCACTTGCTGCCTCCCTCTTGCTGGGCTGCGGGTTCGGGTTGCGTGAGGGCTTCGATGCACGACGACAGCATGTGGGTAATTCTCACCCAACGCTTAGGCTGCTGGTCTGCACGTATCCCGGCCCGGATGAAATCATACGCCTCTTTCAAAGCCTCCCTCGTTTCTGCTGCGAGTGGCTGGGATGTGGGGGTGGAGAGGAAATCGACGGGAAGCGTATATTTCCCTCGCTCCTCATGATCCTGCCAATAAACATCAACCCTGCCGTCGCCCTTGACCTCGGCGGAGCGGCATTCGCTATTCGGCATGTTGCGCGTCCACCAAATGCGGGCAGCCGCAATGAGGGTTGACCGAAATGCTTTAACCTCCCCTTCGTCGGTCGCTGCTTTCTGGGGGAGAGTGGAAAGGGCTTTGCGCGCTTTGCTGATCGGATGATCGGCGGGATAATCGCACATGCCTGCCACGGTCGCTGGCGGCCCATACATGGCCAGCATTGCTTCCAGCGCATCCCGTAGCCCCTGATCGTGGGGTACGGGGGGTGTGGATAACGCCTTCCGCACGACACTGCACGCGGCCAGCAAGCCAGCGTCCCAATCGCAACCGCGCTGCCCTTGGTGCTGCGGATCGGTGAAATCGGACGCGCAGCGCTGGCGAAGGGCGATCAAAGCCTTGCCGATAGGATGCTGTTCGAAATCAAAGATGGACATGGCTTTATCGCTCATGCGGCTTTCTCCAGATATTCACGGACCAAGTAGCCAAGCGCGTTCGGCCGGATGGAGGGGAAGCGATGCCCTGGCCGCGTGTGCCATTTGGCAAGTCCAACCCGGAACAGGCATTGACGGTTTGTGGCGCAAGGCTTCAGGGCTTCGCGTTGTTGCTGGGTGAGGCTGGCGGCGATGGCCGCGACTTCTGCGGCGGCGCTCATTGCGCACCCGCCTCGGCAGCCAGAAGGCTGCGCAACCGCTCCATGGCCGCCGTCTGATCGGTGACGCCCAACAGCGCCCAGATTTCGGCCAGGGCGTTGCTACTGGCCTGTGCTGCAACGCTTTCGCTAGTCCAGCCTTGCGCCCAGATTGGGCGCATCTCCTCAAACGCTGCATCCGATCGTTCGGCGTGCCGCTTATATTCCTGAACAAGCCCGGAAGCGGCTTCCAGCAATTCGGTGGCGGGGTTAATCAGTTCATGCTCAACGCGCTGGCGGGCATGCATGTATCGCCGTTGGGCTTCCGTCATGCCGCCTTCTCCAGCAATGGCACGCCGACGCAACAGTCGCACGGCGCTCGCTTGTGCATCTGGTGGGGACGCTGATCATATGCGGCCAAGCCAGTGATATGCCGCAGGCTGTCGGCGGCCATTTCCGCCCGCGCGTTACCCGCATCGTTGTCGGGGAAGCAAAACAGACTATGGGCGCCGCGCTTGCTGGCGATGCTGACTGTGACGTGCGGCGTCGGCGTCAACTGACCGTAGCGGGAAATGAAGATCACGGGCTTGCGCTGCCGGTGCGGCGCAAGCGGCGCAGGGATTGCAAAAGCCTCATGCCGCCTTCTCCAGCTTGGCCACTTCATGCTGGGCGATCGCCAAATCATAATGGGCGCGGGTCAGCGGTTCCATGCCATCGGGCGCGGTCCAGCCCATCGGTTCGACCGTGTAGCCGTCAGCAACATATTCCGCGGCCTCTGCATCGGCGTCGGGCGCCGCGATCCAGAATTCATCGCCTATCCATCCGATATGAACGGTGGTGAAGAAAAACGGTCGGAGGGCGCAAACGCCATAGACCTGTTCGGACTTGCGGTAGTGCAGGCTATGTGGAAACGCGAACCGGTCGCAGAATTCGTTCATGGACGGCAACCCTTCCAGCGCCTCCATTTCTTTGTTCAGCGCCTTGCCTTCTGCCGAACGCTTGGCAGGCGCATAAATGACATAGCCATCGGCCGACCGACGCTTGCGGGCCTTCCACAGCTTAGCGTCGGGTGGCGTGTCATTTTCGAAGATCAAGCCATTGATGGCCCATCCGCCGATTGCATCGCTGCCAACGCCGGGCACCCATCCCTTGGCGCCATGGGCTTCCGCCCATGCCATCAATTCGGCGCCACGTGCGCGCCAGCGCTCCAGCCAGTCTTTGCAGAACGCATGCGGTTCGCCGCCCGTGACGCGGTAATAGATCAGTTTATCCATGATGATTTCCTTCGCTTAGGCCGCGTGGCCCAAGATTTGGCGGTGAACCGCGCGATGCTTGTCGTAATAGCGGTGGAGCGCGGCCACGAATTTGGCGTTGCGCTGTTCCAAATCTTCGACCGGATCGCCTTCAATTACGCGGCGAGTCATACCCTCAACACCCGGCACCGCATAAACCCGGCGCTGCCCTTCGCCCACGACTTCGACGCGTCCGGTAGCGATCAGGCAGGCCATGATTTGCGCCACCTTGTGGGTATTGATGTCGGTTTCGGCGGATATGGCGGCGAATGACGGGGTTATGCCCCCGTCAAGGATCGCCTCTTCAATCACGCCCAGAACGAGCGCGTCCTGTTGGGCTTGGGTGATCATTCCGCCGCCGCCCCAAGGTGAAAGAAGGAAGGGGATATGATGGGGAAGATGGTGGCGGGCTGGGCGGGGGCGCTGATCGGCAGAAATCGCTTAACTATCGACCAATCCTGATCGCTGTGCGCGGTGAATAGCCTGTCGGATTTCGCGTCGCCCCAATCAACATTGTATGTCACGCCCTGTTCGAAGGGGCCAGCCTTGGTGCCGTCCCAATCGTGCCATTCACCGATGCGGTAGGCGCGGCGAAACTCATGGATTTCAGGCTTAAGTGATCCGCTGTTGAATTTGATGCCCGGATACGGTTGCGAGCCGTTAATGCAACGCCACTCATATGGTGCATTAACTGGCGCACGGAATTCGCCACCATTCACCCAAGGGCCGAACACATATTCCGGCGCCTCCGCAGCCGCAGCCCACGCCGCGCCAGCTTTGGCAGACATGGCCAGAGTTTTCCGCGCCGCATCCTCATGCCGCTGAAAGCGCGAATTCAAGTCACGGAAGGCCGCAACCCATTCGTCGCGATCAGCGGTCACGGTGGCAAGGTCATCCTGCGATTTTTCGAAGTCGCGGCGGATGTCGCGAACCTCTTCGACCAGCCCGTTATTCGCGTCCAGCAGTTCTTTGACGCGCTCGGCAAGGCGACCGCTGTTGGTCACGATGTCGGCAATGTCAGCAGCGCTGAATGACAGCGTGGGGGCTGGGGGTGTTTCGGGGGCAGCGAATGCGCGGTGGTTGTAGCCGATGATGTCCAAATCCGCATATCGCGCGCAGTCGCCAGCGTATCCGCGCTGCCAGTTCGAGTGAGTCTTGCTCGTCGGCATAAATATTGCCCCGTCGCGCAAAAGCGCCTTGCCGCCATCCCAATCGGCCGGAGCAGTGGCGCCGCCTGCCCATGGCGTGAAGCCGCGTTTGATCGGCTCATAGGCCCAATGGCCCGGCACAAGCTGGATCGCCTCGGTTTCCATCCAATCCGACGCAGCGAATTGATGGACAAGCCATGAGGGGCCGCCGTTGCGCGTGAAGCGGTCGCTATCATCCAGCCAATCCGGACGGTAGCCATCGAGCGGAATCTTGGCGCCCCATTCGCTGATCGGCTTGCCAATTACCTCCGCTGCGGGGAGCGTGGCGTAGGCCTTTCGATAGCCGATGATTTCGCAATTTGGGTGCATCGCCGCGCCGTGCCTCCAATCGCTGTAGGTGCGGAAAATATTGCCGCCACGCGCCAGCACTTCGCCGCCGTCAGCGTCCGCAGGAGCGCAATCACCACCGGGCCAATAGGTGAAGCCCTTCGCGGTCGCGGCGTAATAGGGGTGGTTGGCAGGCAGGCGGATGGTGTAAAACCCTCCCCAATGAAGCGTGAAGGCGTCGACACCTTTGGGGGAGTTGGCGTCCCACCAGTGATCCCCCATGTCGCCGCGATACCAGCGGACAAAATCACCTTTGCGCAGCCAGTCGGGGCGCTTGCGGCGCTTGCCGTCGATCTGGATTTCCGCCCCCCACGCCACCCGCGCAGGAGCAGTGCACGGCAGCGCCGCCTTTTCGAACTCGCCGGAGTTATCCTTGATGTTGGGATCGCGGCGTGCACCCTTCAAATCGATAATGTGCGGCCCGTCGTTATCGCGCTCGACCGTAAACAGGCTGCCAATGACCCACCCGCCCATAAGGTCGCGGACGATGGCGCGGATACGGTCGCCAGCTTTGAAGGGGCTGGCCACGGTCGCAGCGTCAGTCACGGCGCTCATGGCTTCACCGCCACGAGCAGCAGGCCGAAGGCAAGCACGGCTGGCCCGCCATAGAACAGGCCGGGGACAATCCATTCCTTGAAGTCTTCCCATGCCTGTTCGGCCACGGGGTCGAAGCGCTCGATGCGGTCCATTTCCGATTCCTTCCGTTGCGGTGACGGACGGATGCCGCGAATCGTCCGGCGCGTCAAGCGTAATAACGGATGGTGACGGATGGATGATCCGTCATGCCCGGAAAAAGTCCGTCTATATCTATATAGTAGTTTTTAGTTTTTTAGTTTTTTTAGATACACTATATGTTATTGATATGGACCCCCCTAGGGGTAGGGGGGTGTATTTCATAAAAAGGGTATATAGTATGGAAGAAACTAGATTGCCTGAAACCGCAATGCCGCGCCTGATCGCGCTCGCTGTGGCAGGCAAGGGTGATGAGGCCATGATTTTTGCGGGCCATATGATCCCGCGAGGCGCGCCACTATCTGGCTTGCGCGATCAGGTCAAAAGTGCATGTTCATCGACGTTCTGGCCGCATATCTGTGCGGCGCTGCCATGGCTTGCGGGGGAGAGTTTCAACCCGCGTCCAGATAAGGGGCAGGCTGCGGCAGCGCGCTCAATGGATGATGTTTTTGCGATGCTGGACGAGGCTGGCTGGCGCGGTTTGCCCAAGCGAGACTTTTTGCCTTCTGAGTTGGAGGGGGTAGGGGGTATGATTGCGGAAGTCAGCCAGCCGACCAAGGGAAGGCCAAAAACTATGATCCGGCTCAAGGTGCATGACGTGCGGCATAATGGATTTGCTATGCCCGGTGATTACTGACGGACGATTTATCCGTCACCATCCGTTGACACCCGGAAATTATGCGGGTATTGAGGGTGCATCAACGGAGGAAATGACAGATGCAAATAACCAGCGACAAGAATGGCCGGGCCTTCCTCAAGGCGGACGGTAAGCGCATTGGAATTACCATTGCAGCAGGGCCATGGGTTGCTGGCGTACCTGCCGACCTGATCAAGCTTCGCCCGCGCGGCCAGTCGCACTTTCCGCGCGAGATCCGCACAGCCCTTGCGGTCGAAAACAACAGCGACATGACCATTGATTATTTCGAAGCTGATTGCATCCGGCTTATGCCGGGACATTCGCTGTATGGGGAAGCGAAAGCGGCAGCCTAAGCCCGCTACCCAACCAATCCCGCAAAGCCCTGCCTTTATCGGCAGGGTTTTTTCATGTCTGGTTCAATCCCACCCGCATGGCTGATCGCAGCCATCAAGCCCAAGCCAACGCCCTCGCCCACGCCCGCGAGTCTTCCGCATGGGTGATCGCGTCAGCAATCGAATTCCAGAATGGCGCTTGCAAGCCGAAGTGTGCGCCAAACTGAATGCCGCGATAGATGCGGGCGCGCCGTTCGAATTTGCCGCCAGTCTTGAGGGTGTTCGACTTAACCGCACGCAAGCGCTTCAGGCAAAAGCGACCGGCATGAAAGCTGGCGAGCCAGACTTGCGACTTTATTTCGAAGACCGGCGAGTCGTTTTCGTGGAAATGAAGGGTGAGGGCGGCAGACTCAACGCTGATCAGTTGCAGCGCATTCCCAAGCTACACGCGTTGGGCTTCACCGTGCACGTTGTGAAGGCTGCAACATGCGAAGAAGCAATAGACCTAGTCTTGTCCATCGTTCGGGCGGAACTGACAGGCTCATGTGGCTCGTCGGCTCTCCCTACCGCGTGGTGGCCAAAGGCATGAGCGGCTTTATTGAAGGATGCTTGGTGGGCATGGCGCTGTCCGCCGTGCTGCTGGGCGGGGGCGGTGGGGGAGGCTCCGGCTATCAGCCTCGACCGTCTGATCGTCTGCTTGGGGCGCCGCCCCGTAGCGGATCGTTGGCAGCAAAGCCCGCAAGGCCTTCCCGATGAGTGCCGAACTAACCCTCGAACTGGATAGGCGAAGTCTGGGCCGCTTCCGCACGCTCATGAAGGCTAACCGCACCATGGCGGCCAAGTCCCTCACATTCACGGCGGAGAAGGCGCAAGCGAACTGGCGGGCCGAAATGCCAGGAGAGTTTCATTTGCGCCGCAAATGGCTGCCGATGGGGGTGCGGATCAAGCACGCCAACGCCTCCAATCTTGTGGCTCGCGTGGGATCGATCGACGCTTTCTTCGGGCGGCACGTCAAGGGCGTGGATGATCCCAAGAAGGCGGGGCGGTCTGCATTGTTCGTGCCTGCCCAGCCTGTGACTGAGCAGGGCACGCACACTCAAATACGGTCGGCTATGCGCCGCATGTGGCGGACCAAGACGAAGCCATTCAAGCGCAATGGCATGTGGTTCAGGCGCGTGGGCCGCAAGGGTAACGCAGGCCTGCGGCTGTTGGGCGTCATGCGCCAGAGCGTTGAGATTGAGCCGCGATTCGATGCGCTAGGCATCACGGCACGGGCAGTCAACCAGCACTTCCCCACCATCTATGAGCGCCTGCTGATCAAGTGGGCAGCCAGTGGAAAATAAATGCGCGCGCGCCCGTCATTCCTGACATTTATCTCTTGACATTGGACGGGAGGCCTGAACCACGGCCCTCACGACTCGGTGGTTCCTCCCGGCACCCCCACCCTATGCGGGTTCGCGCGAATGCGAGGAGTCCCGCCAGCCAAGGATTCAAAAAACCTTTTGTTTCCATCGTCGGTTCCAGCAGCAGCAAAGCGCCCGGAAACGCCGGATTTTTTGCGGGTATAGCCATAATCTGCGGTTGGAAAGTCAAAGACCACTGGACCCACCCCATCGGCCAGCCATCCCGGTCCTAGTGAATGCTCACCTTCAAACAGGAGACTTCACTATGACCGTTGCTGTTGGCAGCCGCGTGACCTTCAATACCCCCGGCCGATTTTCCAAGGAACTGACCGGCACCGTCGAAAGCATCGACGGCGCATTCGCGGTCGTCAATGTGGGCGACCGCACCGTGAAGGCCCGTCCGGCCACGCTGCGCGCCGCCTGATTGGCGGGATGGCGCGCCACTCGCATAGTTGGCGCGCCATCCGATCCAACATCGACCGGGCGGAGTTTTCCAAATGATCATTGGCCTCTGTGGGTTCGCGGGTAGCGGCAAAAGCGAAGTTGCGCGCGTTCTGATCGAAGAATTCGGCTTTGAGCGCGTGAAGTTTGGCGACGGCCTCAAAAACATGCTGCGCGCCCTCCTAACCACGGCTGGTTACGACGCGGGCCTGATCGAGCGCTATATCGAGGGCGACCTGAAAGAGTCGGTGATCCCGGCGCTTGGCGTTACCTCTCGTCAAGCGCAAATCGACATTGGCGAAAACGCCCGGCGCGATTGGGGCGCTGACGTGTGGGCCGACATTGCCAGCCAGCGGCTCCGCCTGAATGATTTTGACCATGTCGTGCTTGATGACGTGCGCCGCCCGAATGAGGCGGATGCGGTGCGTAAACTCGGCGGCGAACTGTGGCGCGTCACGCGTCCTGGCATCGTCAGCAACGGTCATGAAACGGAGCGTCACGCCGATAATCTGTCACCCGACAATGTGATTCAGAATGCCCACGGGCTTGCTGATCTTCGTGAGGCCGTTCGGGCTATGGTGATGGCGGCTGTCTCTTGCGCGTAAACCGTACTGAACTTGCCGAAATAATGGGCATTTCCATGCCGACCGTCACCGCGTGGATGGGTGACGGCATGCCCTACGTCGAGGGCGGTGGGAAGGGCAAGCCCTTCACCTTCGAAACGACCGATTGCCTGCAATGGTGGGCAGAAAACAAATTCCGTCGCAAGCAGCGCGGTCCCGCCGCGGGCGGCGACCCGTTTGAGGAGGGTGACGGCCGGGAAACGATCGATGAGGCCGAGCGCCGCAAGATGATCGCCAATGCGGACAAGGCGGAATTGGAACTTGCCAAGGCCGCCGGGCGCGTCGTGCTGATTGAGGACGTGGCCGCGATCATTGCGGAAATGCATGTCCGCGTCCGCACGCGACTTTTGGGCATCGGCAATCAGGCGCGTTTGCAGGTCCGATCCTTGCTGGGCGGCGATCGTGAGGCGGAAGAGCGCGTCGTCAAATCGGTGGAAGACGTCGTTAGCGATGCGATGGCGGAACTGCGTGACGATCCATTCGAGTCTGAGGACGCTGATGGCGGGGCAGACGCGGAAGAGTGAGCGAGCCTAAGCCCTACGCCGTCCTTGATCGACTGAAAGAACCGCAGAGAAACGCTTTTTACGATGCGTTGCGGAAGGCTGCTGCGCGTGCCTATGCGCCGCCGCCCAAAATGCCATTGGACGAATGGGCGGACAAGTACCGCGTTCTTTCGCCGGAAGCTGCGGCGCTGCCAGGGCGGTGGAAGACCGATGCTGAGCCTATGGCCCGCGGCCCCATGCGCGCCGTTACCGATCCGCTTGTCGAAAAAGTCACCGCCATGTGCGGCGCCCAGATTCTCAAAACGGAATTCGTGCTGAATTCCATCGGCTATTACGCCCACGGCGAACCCGGCCCGATGCTGGTGGTCTATCCGATCGTTGATTCGGGCGAAATGTTCTCCAAAGAGCGGTTGGCGCCGATGGTGCGCGACACGCCGGTTTTGAGGAAGGTTTTCAGCCGGGAAAAGTCGCGCGCGTCCGACAATACGATCCTTCAAAAGTCGTTCGTCGGCGGGCGCCTAAGCATCGTCGGTGCGAACGCCCCGGCTGGCCTTGCTTCGCGCCCGATCCGGTTCGTTCTCATGGACGAAGTCGACCGCTTCCCCGCCAGTGCGGGTGGCGCGGGCGCAAAGGCCGAAGGCGATCCGGTTGGCCTGGCCGAGGAGCGCACGTCCACTTTCCACAACCGAAAAATCGTGCTGGTTTCCACGCCGACGACCAAAGGCGCGTCGCGCATCGAGTCGAGCTATCTGGAGGGCGACCGGCGCGAATTCTATGCGGCGTGCCCCCATTGCGGCGTTCGGCAGGTTATCAAATGGTCGGGCGTAAAGTGGGACGATAGCAACCCGAACACAGCGCGATATGAGTGCCGGACGGAGGCCCACGACCCGGAGACGGGTGAAATGGGCTGCGGTAAGCCATGGACGGAAGCGCAGCGGCTTGACGCGATCGATGCAGCGGGCCGGTCGTTCAACTTCGGTTGGTTTGCATCGCGGCCGTTCAAGGGGCACGCGAGCTTTCATGCATCGCAGCTTTCATCGAAGCGCGTGCCACTGTCTCAGGTCGTCAAGAAATTCCTTGAGGCTAAAAACAACGGCGTCGAAGGCATTCGCAAATGGATCAACCTGTCCCTTGCCGAAACCTTCGAAGAGGATGGCGACAAGGTCGACCCGGATTCGCTCTATGGCAGGCGGGAGGATTATGACGCGTTCACGATGCTGCCGCCCGGCGTCGGGTACATTACGGCAGGCGTCGACATTCAGCGCAATCGCTGGGAATGCGAAATCGTGGGTTGGGGCGAAGGCGATGAGCGCTGGAGCCTTGCCTACAAGGTTCATTACGACGACCCCGGAATGGCGTCCTATTGGGAGGCGCTCGACACGTGGCTGTTGCAGCGATTCCGCCATCCCACCGGAATCGACTTCCATATCGAGACTTCGTGCGTCGATTCGGGCGATAATACGCAAAAGGTCTATGATTTTTGCCGTCCCCGCTTCCCGCGTCGAGTATTCGCGATAAAAGGCCCATCCACCAGCATCGGGAAACCAATATGGCCCAAGAAGGCTTCGAGAAATAACGCCAAAAATATTGATGTTTTTCTAATTGGACTCGACAATGCCAAATCTGACATGCAGACTATGCTGAATAGACGCGAGTCCGGTGCTGGATTTTGCCATTATCCACTCGCGCCAGCGTATGACCAGAACTATTTTAACGGCCTGACGACTGAAAAGGCCGTGACAAAGTATAAATATGGGCGCCCATATCGTGTGTGGGAATGCCCTGTTGGTGCGCGAAATGAACCGTGGGACTGTGCAATTTATGCTTATGCAGCGCTGAAATCGTCCGTGATCGACATTGCCGCGCGCCTTGCACAACTGCGGGCGGCAGCGTTGAAGCGTGCGGCCTCGCCCGCACCCACCGAAGCCCCCAAGATTGGGCGAAAGGCGCGGCGCGTCGTTAGTCGCGGCGTTTCCGCCTAAAAAAGAGTGATGAAAATAGCTTACTCGACGCCCGGATAAATTCCGGGTATTGTGGCCACCGAACAGGAGGCGAATTGGTGAAGAAAAAGTATGAATGGCCGATGCCTATGGAGGCGGTGCGAGAGGAACTCGGCCAGCTTTGGGGATTGGATCGCTCACTGACAAGGATTGAGTTGGCCCGCGCCCTCAATTTGTCTGCCAAGAATGGCGGGGATTATATATCGCGAATGGAGCGGAACAGCGAGACGCCCAGCGGGGCAATGGAAGTGGCTGTGCGCATGATGCTGGATGGCGGGGTGCCGTTCACGATGGAGAATGTCGTCAAGCCGGGCTATCCACGGGGTGCAGTGCGCAAGTAATCTGGCCCGCCTCAGACCGGCCGCAGAACACTGAAACCGTCCGGAGGGGCGTGCCGTAATTCCCTAGCGTTCGGGGATGGCCGACGCCCCGAACCCTTTCATATTGTTTCTGCCCCATGAGCAATTGGCGCATCTGAATGCAGCCATCGCCAAGGCAGAAAATTCGCAACGCTACAAAATTGGCGACCGTGAATTGCATCGCGGCGATCTCCGTTGGATGTACCCGGAGCGGGCACGCCTCGAAAAATTGTGCGCTAAGCTGGCGCGTGGCGGACCTCGCGTGCGCCGGGTGGTGCCGCTGTGAAAGGCCTTACCGCGCTGGAACGCGCCGTCAGCGTCTTCTCGCCCAGCCGCGCGCAAGCAATGGCGGGCACGCGGCTGGGCGTCGCATTCGCCGGGCAGTACGCGGGCGCGCGCAGCACAAAAACGTCGCTCCGCAACTTCAACCCCACGGCAGGCTCGGCAGATAGCGACAGCATCGGGGATTTGCCCGCTTTGCGATCGCGTTCGCGCGACCTTGGCCGAAATGCTCCAATAGCCCGCGGTGCGCGCAACACGTCAAAGACCAGCATCATCGGCTCTGGATTGCGCCTTCGCGCCGTCCTGCAACGCGAAGTTCTTGGCCTCACGGATGCGCAGGCGGAAGAATGGGAAGACCGGATTGAAGTCCTGTTCGACCTTTGGGCGAAGCAGAAGACGGCTTCCGTCGACCGCAAGCTGAATTTCTATGAAATGCAGGCCGTAGCCTTCACGTCGGCATGGGATTCGGGCGACTGCTTCATGCTGCGTCGGTTCAAGGAATCGACCAGCTTCCTTGCCTTGTGCGTCCAGCTAATGGAGGCCGACCGGGTTTGCACACCGAACGATCGCACCGTCGCCCAGGCCGACAAGCCGGAAGTGCGTGATGGTGTGGAGGTTGATGGGGACGGGGAGGCGATCGCCTATCACGTTCTGAATCGCCACCCCGGCGACGACCTTTTGGCCCACAGCTACAAGCCGGAGGATTGGGCGCGCATCCCTGCGCGCGGCTCGAACGGCTTGCCGCTCATGGTTCACCTGATGGACCCGGCGGACATCCGCATTGGCCAGACGCGCGGCATTCCGGCGCTTGCGCCCGTCATTGAGGCGCTCAAGCAGCTTGATCGGTACGCCGAAGCCGAATTGATGGCCGCCGTCGTATCCGCTTTTTTCACCGTCTTCATTGCCACCGAAGGCAATGAGGGCGGCGGAGAAGGTATCACGGGGCTGGCTGGCGTCGAAACCGACACGCGCGAAATGGCGCTCGGCTCCGGCACAATCATTGAGGGCGCGCCCGGCGAAAAGCCGGAAATCATCAATCCGAACCGTCCGAATGCCAATTTCGATCCCTTCTTTCTAGCTGTCATCCGCCAAATCGGAATTGCGCTGGGCATTCCCTACGAAGTGCTGATCATGCATTTTTCGTCGTCATACACCGCAAGCAAGGCGGCAATTGAAACGGCGCGGCAGTATTTCGAAGATCGGCGCAACTGGCTGGCCACAAACGCATGTCAGCCCGTTTATGAGTGGTTCCTGTGGGAAATGGTGACACGTGGCATCGTCAAAGCCCCCGGCTTTTTTGACGATCCGGTGAAGCGCATCGCTTGGTCCGGCTCAACATGGATCGGACGCGCCCCGATCGTCCTAGATTCCAAGAAGGATGCTGACGCGGCCGAAAAGTGGATCGACCTTGGAGTTGAAACGGTCGAGTCCACAACGATTGCCAAGAATGGTGGCGATTGGTGGCGCAATCAGGAGCAGCGGAAGCGTGAGCAGGACTTGCGCACGGGCTTCGAGCCTGCCGTCCCACAGCCCGCCAAGCCTGAACCAATCAAATCCGAAAAGGAGTCTGAAGATGCTGGCGCTTGACGCTGCACTGAATGCCGTTTGGGCGATGGATGAGCAGGCGCTTGAGCGCTTGCTTGACATTGCCGCGCGCCAGAATGAACCGACGCCGGAAATGCTGGAGGCGTACCGGGCCAAGAACCTGGCTGGTGCCGAAAAAGCGAAGATCAGCGGCAAGGTCGCGATTCTGAATGCCACCGGCCCGATGTTCAAGCGCGCCAGCCTCATGACCGCGCTTTCCGGTGCCACGTCTTACGACGTGTTGCGTCGCGATTTGCAGGCGGCGGTTGACGCTGGCGTGAATTCGCTTTTGCTGAACATCGACACGCCCGGCGGCGAGGCCTCCGGCGTGAACGAACTTGCGCAAGCCGTGCATGACATGCGCGATCAAATGCATATCGTCGCTTATGTCGGCGGAACGGGAGCCTCGGCAGGCTACTGGCTGGCCAGCGCGGCGCATGAAATCGTGGTCGATCCGACCGCCATGCTTGGCTCGATTGGCGTGCAGGTCGCATTCGCGGAACCCGGCACAAAGGCTGGCGAAAAACGCTTCCGCTTCGTGTCGTCTCAATCGCCGCTGAAAAACGCCGATCCCGCGTCCGAAGAAGGGGCGGCGGGAATTCAGGCCACCATTGACGCGATGGCGCAAGTCTTTGTTCAGACGGTTGCCCGCAATCGCGGCGTAGCCACTGAAACCGTCCTTAACGAATTTGGCAAGGGCGGCATATTCGTCGGGCAAGGTGCAGTCTCCGCCGGTTTGGCCGACCGCATCGGAAGTTATGAATCGGTGCTGGCAGAGTTGTCGGCGCGCAAATCGCCCAAAAAGGGCCGCACAGGAGCGAAAGCTACTATGGACGACGAAACCTTTACCGCCGAGCAGCGCAACGCCGCCGTCGCGGCGGCTGTGACGGCGGATCGGGACCGCGTCGCAGGCCTGCAAACGCTGGCCGCAACCTTCGGCACTCCGCCCGCCGAACTGACCGCCGCCATTGCGGGCGGGCAGACGATTGCCGCCTTTTCGCTTGAGCAGGCGGGCAAGGCGGGCGAGCGCGCTGCCGCAGCCAAGGCCAAGGCTGACGCTGATGAGGCCACCCGCATCGAGGCGCTCAAAAAGGATGAAGAGGACGCCGCTGCGGCAGGGGCTTCGTCCGGCAATGAGCCGGAACCCAACGGCGTCGACGCCGTCGCCGCACGCATCAGCGCAGCATAATTGGGAGAGGCTGAGTCATGTCCAGCAATTACGCGCACCAGCACGCCAACGGCTTCACGTCGGAAGGCAACGTTACCGAAGACAATCTGTACGACCGCTTCGACGTTCGCCGCAAGGGCACCATCGCCAGCGGCCAGGGTGTTCTTGCCCGCGGCACAGCACTCGGCAAGATCACGGCGTCGGGCAAGTGGGTGAAGTCGCTTTCGGCTTCGTCTGATGGTTCGCAGGTGATCCGCGCCATCCTACTGCACGACGTCGATGCTACCAGCGCCGATGTTGAGGCGGTCATGGGTCGGCGTGGCCGCTGCAACGCCAACGCCGTTACCTTGGGAACGGGACACACCCTCGCCAGCATCGACGATGCCTGCATCGATCGCGGCATCATCCTTGAAACTGTAGTTGGCGCGTAAGGCGCGGCCAAAGGGAGCATTTGACTAATGGTCGACGCACATAGCACGCAGGTTCTCAACCGCGTCATCGACAATATGCCGGACACCACTAGCTTTCTGGTGGACACCTTCTTCCCCGGCGTTGACGTGTCGCAGGAAGAAACGATCCTGTTCGACACCACCAGCGGCCGCAAGCTCGTTACGCCGTATGTGGCGCCGCAGGCGGAAGGCAAGATCATTGCTGCGCTGGGCTATGAAACGGACTCGTTCCGGCCCGCCTATCTCAAGGATAAGCGGCTGTTTGATCCCAACAAGGGTTCGAAGCGCCTGCCCGGCGAAAAGATCGGCGGCGAACTGACGCAGATGCAGCGCATCGACCGCGCCATCAAGGCGAACCTGCGTGAGCAGATTGACATGGTCGGCCTCCGCATGGAGCAGCAGGCGGGCGAAATCCTTAAGCTGGGCCGGGTGACGATTTCGGGTGAACGCTATCCCACTCGCGTCGTGGATTTCAAGCGCCGCGCGGAAAACCGGATCGTGCTGACCGGCGGCGACCGCTGGGGCGAAGTGGGCCTGGCTGTCACCCCGTGGCAGAGGGTGGACAACGAGATTCAGGAACTTTCGGATGCCACCGGCTGGGGTCCGACTGATGTGATTTTCGATCCGCTGGCCTGGAAACTGTTCGAGCCTTCCATTCCTGAGAAGGTGCTTGACAAGAACGTCAAGGACAGCGGCGTCACCGAAATTCAGATGGGGTATGTCACGCAGCCGCGCGACGGCGTGGTGTACCGTGGCCGGTCCAACCATGTTCGCTTCTGGACGTATTCGGGGACTTATACCGATCCTGAGGATATGCTGACCAAGAAAACCCTTGGTGACTATGAAGTCCTGATCGGTGGCGCATCCATCGACGGTGTTCGTCACTTCGGCGCCATCAAGGATTTCTCCGCAGGAATCCAGGCCCGCCAGTATTTCGCAAAGTCGCGGGAACTGTTCGATCCTTCGGGCTATGAATATCTGCTCCAGTCGGCCCCGCTGTTGGTTCCGTATCGCCGGAACAACGTCAAGTCTCTGAAGGTGCGCTGATATGGTGCGCCTGACTGGAAACGGCTTCGTTCTGATGGGGGCGGAGGGCAGTTCGCCCCCGCTTCCCTATATCGAAGTCGATGAGAATGAGGCTCGCGCCTTGATCCGCTCCGGCGACGCCATTCTTTACGCTGGTTCAGCCGAGTTGGCGGCTGAATGGGCTGAAGGGGAGCGCCAGGCAAGCGAGGACGCACAGGCGGCCCTCGCCGCGCAAGCGACCGCTGACGCCGAGGCGAAGGCCAAGGCAGATGCGGAATCGGCTGCGCAGGCCGCCGCCGAGGCAGATGCGAAGGAGAAGGCTGACGCCGACGCGCAGGCGGAGGCTGAGCGCCTTGTTGCGGAATCGCTGGCCAATGGCACGCCCCTGCAAGTCGATGAAGGCTTACTGGTTCCCGGCGGCGAAGGCGAAGGCGGCGAAGGCGGGCAGGCAGATGACGCTGTCGCCGCGCGCAAGCAGACCATCGCGGATGCGCTGGAACTGGTTGAGGACGAGCATCTCGTCAAGACGGGCGCCCGCGCTGGCAAGCCGACGCTCAAGGCGATGGAAGAAATCACAGGTCTGGCAGACCTGACGGTTGCCGAAATCGACGCAGTGGTGGCCGACAAGGCTGCCGAATAACACATTAGGATCGCGCGCAGATGATTGAAGATGATGAACTGCGCGCGATCTTCCTTTCGGACTTCAATGAACCGGAAGAAGGGGCGCCCCGCGTGACGCCCAATCTTGGCCCTGCCTTCGAAATCCCTTATTCTATCTTCGATCTGAAACCGACGCAGGAAACAATTGCGGCGGCAAAGGGCGTCATTTCTGGCGCGCACCCGACGTTGCGTTGCCTGTCCAGCCAGTTCCCCCTGTCGCTCATGGGTCAATGCACTGTGCGCATTCGTGGGCAGGATTATGGCGCGTTTGACGTGAAGCCGGATGGCACCGGGTTCACTTGGGTGGAGTTGAAGCGCAAATGACGCACCCCCGCCGCGTGATCCGTGATGCAATCGCTGACGCCATCCTGAACGGTGGCACGAATGCCGAAGGCCGCGTCTGGGCTTCGCGAGAACCGCCGGTAAAGGTGGAATCCGTCCTGATTGAGCAAGGGCCGGTTGTCCTCGTTTATACTTGCCGGGATTTCGTTCAGCCGGAGGATTACCCCGTTGCCGGGGCGGGCCGGACTCGTCGCACCGTCGAAATAGCCATTGAAATCACCGCGGCTGGTAACGACGTGGTCGAGGACAAGCTGGACGACCTTGCGGAGCAGGTTGAAGCCATCATCGACGTCGTGCAAATCCCTGATCAGGCGGCCACCGAAATTCGCTATGTGTCGACCGACACGGACATTTCCACCGAGTTTGAAATGCCGCTGGGCGGCGCGCTTATTAAGGTTGAAGCGAAATACTGGAAAAATTGGCGCGTGCAGGACGAGCCGGAATGGAGCGCGTGTGGCGGCTCCGTCTATTCGGTTCCCTTCATGAATGGCGCGCAAGTTGGTCCCGTGGAATTGGTAAGTTCGGCGGAAGATTGTCCATGTTGATGATGGAGCGTGGCGCCGGGGGCGTCGGTTCGCCGGGCATGAACGATCTGGAGCGCCGCAGCGCGGACTCCATTAAATTCGGCGTGGTTCGTGAAGTCGATTACTCCCGCAAGCCGCCCTCGGTCCGCGTCGCCATTGGCGACGAGGAGGATGACGAAGGTTGTTTGCTCACTGGCTGGCTGCAATTCGGGGGCGGTCGCGCGCGGGGGGATAGCGAGTGGCACCCGCCCGAAGAGGGCGAAAAGGTTGTCGTGCTATCCGAGTCCGGCGAGGTGCAAAATGGCATCGTTCTGCCACTTGGCCTTTATTCGGACGATGACCCCGCGCCCGGCGACAAAGCTGGCCTTTGGCGCAAGTCCTTCGCGGATGGGGCCAAGCTGGAATATGACCGCGATAGCGGCGAATTAACTTTCGAGGCCATGTCAAAGGGCACGGTCCAGGTAGGTGACGCAACGTTGGCAATCGTGAGTGGCTCGATCACTATGACGGTGGGCGGAGTATCGCTTCAAATCTCCTCCAGCGGCGTCGCTATATCCGGCGGTTCCGTCAGCCATGACGGAAAGAACGTCGGCAAGGATCACAGGCACAGCGGTGTTCAGGCGGGCGGAGCGCAGACAGGCGCGCCGGTTTGATAATTTTTATCCGTCACATCCGTTGACATCCGTTACCGAATCGGACAAAAGGGCTTCATCGAACGAACACCAACCGAAAGGCGGTGACAGATGCATACCGGAGCCTAAAGCCCTCCAATGCCATTGCAGCGTAGCGCAGCCGGGTAGCGCGGCAGGCTCATAATCTGTAGGTCCGTGGTTCAAATCCACGCGCTGCAACCAGTTTTCAAGAGTGCGCCGAACGTCGCCATCCTGCGGGATGGATTAACGATGGCAGCCCCCGCCACCGCCTTAGCTTAGCGCTGGGAAGACCGTGGACGTCGCGAAAGCGGCCACCTGTTAGGCCGGGTGAACGGGGTCATGATTTGCCCGAATGGGTGACGTGGGTGAGGCGCTGGCGCTGACAGGGACTCCAAATCCTATGTCCGCAGGTTCGACTCCTGCCACCTGTGCCAAATACGAGTTTCGCCCGGCACGCCGTTATCGCCCGCGATCAGTAATGTTCGCGGGGTGCCGGGCGAAAGATATAATCCTGCGGTATGGTCCTTGCGGACCAGAAAGGCGGGCTTGCAGACTCCGCATAATGCAAGCCTTGAAGTGGTAGCAGACAATTGATGCTAGAGCCGGGACAGCTACAGACCACGCCGGTATGATGATCGTAATTCGATCAAACTGGATGAAGGCAAGACGCGGGGGCAGTACCCGCCGCCTCCACCATCACCGCTACGGGCGCATGCGAGCCGTACTATCTGTGCCGAAGATTTGGTTCGTTCGGAATGTCAGATCGGTGTTGATGGGGGCGAACTAGGATCGATTGCCAACGGAAGGGATGAGCGCGATCAAGTGAGGCCCGGCTTTGACAGGACCACAAGACTTAACCGTCAACGACAACGACGCCCCTGTGGCGTTCCGTCTGGCCGCTTAATCGCGACCAAGGGGTTGCCCGGCACCTTGCAACAGAAGCCGGGTTTGAGTTTTGTCCGCGAGGTAGTTCAACGGTAGAACGGAGCATCCCGCCCAAATGCAGGTTCGACTCCTGCCCTCAAGGCCAGTTTCGCCCGCAAGGGCGTCCGAGCAGGGGGTTTCCTGCCCATCGGGTTCATAGCCTCGTGGGGTCACTACTGGAAACAGCGGGACGGAGTAGTGACCGGCCCCCGCACCCCGCGAAGTCTAGCTGGCGACAAGCGAGCCGCGGCGCGACTGCGTTAAAGTTGCGACCCCTTCCCACGGGCGGAAAAATGGGCGTCGGCTCCCGACGAAAGTGGAAGGAATTCCACAACAAGCAGACAGCCGGAAAGACGGTGCTGGCGTAGCGCTGCGCTAGTCCGGGGTGGGATACGTCGCGATTACGTGGCCGCGACCCCGACCAAGATAGCCTTGCAATCTCTCCTCCGTTGCAAGGTGGGCGACGTGGCTTTCAGCCGACCCCCTTAAGCGTCGCCCAACATTATCAGCAGCAACGACGGGCCATTCAGTGTCCTGTCGGTTGGCTGATGGCGGTAATGGCAAGCGACGTGGCCCGCAGGACGTGAAGCGCGTTATGGGTGGCTCCGGTAATCCGGGACGGCAAGCGTTCGGCGCTCCGAGTGGGAGTATCCCCCACGCCCGGCGCCACCCATTTTCAGCCGGAATGGTCGTGATACCCGACCGTTGGTGATGCGCCCTTGGCCGGGCGGCGCAGCAGGAGCCGTAACCATTCGGCACGGATCGAACCCCGCATGTGTGCGGAAGCGTCACCGAATTTAGAGTTTCCTTGCGTCCGCGCAGGGCCGAAGCAGAGGCGAGTCCGATCAGTCGCCAGCCGTGGTTGATGCCTGACGAGGCATGTAGGAGCAAATCGGTAAATCACTGTTCGGGGCAAATGGGTGGCGGCGCGAAGCTGGAGCGACGGCGCAAGGCGATAACGCCGCCACCCAAACCGCCCAATCCCCTGCCATCCCCCCGCCTATCGTCCGCCAATGGCAGGCATGGACCGTAACACCGGCAAAGCCCTTATCGGCTTCGCGCATGTTGAGCAAAGCATAGGTGTTTTGCTGACGACGCCGCGCATGCGGCGGGTGATGCGACGCGCATTCGGATCGGACCTTGTTCGCTTGGTCGATGCGCCCATCAATCAAGCCTCTCTCATTGAATTTTATGCCGCCACGGCAAAGGCAATCAATATGTACGAGCCACGGTTTCGCGTGTCCCGCCTGACGGTGGAGGGCGCCGAGCGGGGCCGTATCAAGCTGCGAGCGGAAGGCACGTATTATCCGCGTGGGCATCTGGGGGACTTCTCCATTTCGTCGGCGGAAGTCACGGCGGTGCTGCTGTGACGTCGACATTCAGCGCTATCGATCTTTCCAAGCTGGAGCCGCCCGCAGCGGTGGAGCAGCTTAGTTATGAATCGATATACCAGCTTCATTTGGCGGAGTTTCAGGCCCGTTGGCCTGACTACGACGTTACGCTCGAAACCGATCCGGCGATCATCCTGCTTCAAGTGGGTGCGTATCGCGAGTATTTGTTGCGCGGACGCGTTAACGATGCGGTTAGGGCTGTCATGCCCGCATTTGCGGTGGGCGCCGACCTTGACCATATCGCCGCCATTCTGGGCGTGTCACGACTGGAAATTTCCCCCGCCAATACCGAGGAAGGCATTCCGGCGGTCATGGAAAGCGACGACGCGTTTCGGCGCCGGATGGTCCTCGCGCCCGAAGGCTATTCGGTGGCCGGGCCGGAGGGGGCTTATGTCTATCATGCGCTGACTGCCGACTCTGAGGTGATGGACGCGGCAGCGGCCAGCCCGGAGCCTGATGACATCAAGCAATTGGTTCTTTCCGTTCTGGCAAGCAATGGCGCTTCTGCCCCCTTGGTGAACGCTATGACTGCGGCGCTTGACGCGGCCACTTGGCCCGGGGAAGTCGTCGTCTCCGTGCTGTCGCGGGAAGGCGATGGGGCGGTGTCGCCAGATTTGGCGGCGGCGGTTCAGGAATATCTTTCCGACGAAACTATTCGCCCTCTCACTGATCACGTGATCGTGCAGGGCGCCGAGATTGTGCCCTATAGCGTGGACGCGACTATCTGGACGTTCGGGGGGCCGGATGGTGCGGTCGTTGTCCAGGCTGCGCGCACGCGCCTCGATGCCTATGTGGCTGCTTGCCACAGGCTGGGCCGCGACATTACGATTTCTGGCTTGCATGCAGCCCTCCACATCGACGGCGTGCAGCGCGTGGCGCTATCTTCCCCCGCAGAAGACATCGTCATTGCGCGCAATCAGGCGCCGTTCTGCACCGGCATTACGATCGCCTATGGTGGGTTGGGCGAATGACGCACGCCACCCTTTTGCCTCCGAATGCAACAAATCTTGAGCGTGCTCTTGAACAGGCGTCGGCCCGCATTGCTGATGTGCCGACGCCTGTGCGCAATATCTGGTCGCCGGACAATTGCCCTATCGAGTTGCTTCCCTGGCTGGCTTGGGGTCTTTCGATTGATAACTGGTCAAGCGATTGGGCGGAGGCCGTTAAGCGCTCCCGTGTGCGCAACGCGATCCCGATCGCCAGAAAGAAGGGCACGGCAAAATCTGTGCGGGACGTTGTCGCCAGCTTTGGTGGCACGGTCGCAATCCGCGAATGGCATCAACTGGAGCCGAAGGGCAACCCGCACAGCTTCAATTTGCTGCTGAACCTCAATCAGAACGGGGCGCCCGCCAACGCTGCATTTGTAGAGCAGGTTATTGATGAGGTCCGCCGGACCAAGCCTGTACGCTCCTATTTCACCTTTACGCAGGGCGTGTCCTTCAGCGCGGGCATCCGGCTCGCCGTGGTAGCCCGTCCCGCGCTCATCGTTCGCTTGTCCTGTGACGCCCCGGCGGCAGTCTGACCGGAGACATTATGGCACTTTCCTTCATTATTACGAACGCGGGGCGCGCCGCCCTCATCAACGCCGCAAATACCGGCACTGCTCCAGTGACGGTAACGCAGTGCGGTCTTTCCGCCACCGCACTCACGCCCTCGCCTGCTGGAACGAGTCTGCCGGGCGAATTCAAACGCATATCGACCCTTTCGGGCGACATCGTGTCTGACGATATGATTCACCTGATCGTGCGAGACGAAGGATCGACGGCCTATTCCGTGCGAAGTCTTGCCCTGTATTTGGGGGACGGCACGCTATTTGGCCTTTATGGCCAGGCCGACGTGCTGGTTGAAAAATCCGCGCAGGCAATGTTGCAACTTGCCATTGACATCAAGTTTGCCGACATCGACGCCAATCTGCTCCAGTTTGGTGACACAAATTTTCTCAATCCCCCAGCGACGACTGTAATTCAGGGCGTTGTGGAATTGGCCACCGATGCCGAGGGCGCTGCGGGGACTGACGCGCAACGCGCAGTAACGCCCAAGGCGATGAAGTTCGCCGTCACCAACTGGCTGGATGCTCGATTTGGCAGTGGCGCGCCGTCTGCTTTCGTGAAGGGGCTTTTGACGAGTGCCTCCGCCGCGGCGCTTCGCCTCTCTCTGGGCATCAAAAGCGCAGCGCTCAAGGATGAGGGAGCAGGGAACAATCTCGACGCCGATCGCCTCGACGGGCAGGAAGGCGCTTATTATGCCGACGTGCCTGCGCGGCAGGGCTTCACGTCCGTTCAGCAGGGCGGCGGCGCAGGGCAAGGTACGAGCAAGATTCGCATCGGCTGGAGCGGAACGCGCCTAAAGGCGCAAGTTGACGCTGTCGATCAAGGCAACATCGTCTTCGACGCCCAGATGACAAAAGGCAATGTTGGGCTGGGCAACGTTGACAATACGTCGGACATTGCCAAGCCTGTAAGCACTGCGACCCAGAGCGCGTTGAACGGCAAGGTTGATAAAACATCTGGCAATCGTCCCGGTGTGACCCGTCTATATCGCAACGACGATGACACCGGGTTTAATGTTCAAGTCAATTGGGACGGCGGGCGTTGGTTCCTGCGCGGCTTTAATGGCGACGCTTATCATGGCGAGTGCCGCGTCAGCTTCGCCAACAATGCCGACTATGCTGGCGCAGCGGGCAGTGTCGCATGGAGTAACGTCTCCGGTCGCCCTACCAATTTGTCCGCCTTCGCCAATGGCCCCGGATTTATCACTGCGGAAGGCCGCGCCTATCCGCGCCGTGCTGATGGCGGCAACCTGAATTTTAACTGGTCTGGCCAAGGTGGCCAGCCGCAGTGGCTTTGGGGCGGGAGCGACGGTACAAATATGTACGTCTACAATCCGTCCAATTTTAGCGTCAATTATGCGAATGGCGCCGGTAACGCCGATACTGTTGACGGCTATCACGCGGGCGACTTGGCCAAGTATGCGGATTTTGCTCGGAATTTGGGGGGCACGGGCTATATGCGCTTGCCAGGGGGGCTGATCCTGCAATGGGGCACGTTTACCGCGACCGCCAATAGCGGGGGAGCGATTACATATCCTATTCAGTTTTCAAGCTGGGGGCTTCCGTTCATGGACGGTCCCGCTGGCTCGAATGGCGATGGGTCCGCATCAGAAAACGGCGCTTGGCCGACGTCGCGGTCGAATAGCGGATTTAATTATTTCACCCCGCAAAACACTTCATGGCCTTCCTGGTGGTTTGCGATCGGAGTTTGAGGGCGCAGATATGACAATTTATTACAGTGCCGCAAGTCGAGGCTTTCTTGACAATGAAATCCATTCGGAACTGCCGTCCGATGCAATTGAAATAGGGCGTGAATATCATGCCGAACTCATGGCGCGCCAGTCCGGCGGAGCGGTGATTGTTCCGGGGGCGGATGGCAGCCCGATCGCGGTCGATCCTGCTCCGCCTTCTTCGGCCGACTTATTGTCCGCGTTGCGCAGCGAGCGCAACAGGCGCCTAACCGCCTGTGACTATACACAACTGGCGGATTCCCCCATGGACGAGTCTTGGCGCGAAGAGTGGCGAATTTATCGACAGGCGCTTCGCGACCTTCCGGAAACCGTCAGCGATCTCAATGAAATTGCTTGGCCCTCCATGCCCCTCAACTGAGGTTTAGGCGCTACCCAAACAGCCCTCGCGGTTGCTGAGCCATCGCTACTCTGGCCGCACGTTTTTCGGAAGGGTTGAGCCGCGATGGCCACTGATTTTCTCCACGGCGTTGAGATTGTTTCTGTTGAAGGCGCTGTGCGCCCGATACAGACTATTCGCAGCGCGATTATCGGACTTGTAGGGACCGCACCCGACGCAAGCGAATCCGCGTTCCCGCTGGATACGCCTGTGCTGGTCAACACTTCGGGCGGCTTTGCTGGCATCGGCGAAACGGGCACTCTGCCCAAGGCGCTGCGCGGCATCTTCGATCAGTTCTCACCCTTCGTCGTGGTGATCCGCGTTGAAGAAGGGGCGAACGAAAGCGAAACCCGCGCCAACGTCATCGGCGGCGTGGACACGACCACCGGCGCGCGTACCGGCATTCAGGCTTTGCGCGATGCGCAATCCATCGTGGGCGTGACCCCAATGCTTCTGGTTGCGCCCGGCTTCACTTCTGATCGCCCGACCGGCGTGACCGCAATCGCGGTCGCAAACCAGGGCGCGGAATATGTGTCGGCTCCGGCAGTCTCCTTTACCGGCGGCGGCACCGCAGTCGGCAAGGTCATGCCCACCGCACATGCGGTTCTCGGCACGGGGGCAACCGCTGGTAAGGTGGTGTCGATCGTCATCGACACGCCCGGCGTTGGCTTGACGGAGGCTCCTGCGGCCTCCCTGACTGGCGGCGGCGCCTCCATGGTTGCAACCTTGGGCGCTGTCACCTTTGCGGCGTATGCCAATCCTGTCGCGTCGGCGCTGCTGGCGGTTGCCGAGAAGCTGATCGCGCATTGTGTGGTGTTCGGCCCGAACACGACTGACGCGGCTGCTGTGGCCTATCGGCAGGACTTTGGTAGCCGCCGGGTTTTCATCGTGGACCCGTTTCCAAAGGTTTATGACACCGATGCGGCCGCTTATGTTTCGGAGGATGCGGCGCCCCGCGTGGTCGGCCTGATCGCGCGTATCGACCATGAGCGCGGATTCTGGAAGTCACCGTCCAACGAAGTGGTGAACGGCATCGGCGGACTTGATCGGCCCATCGACTATGCCTTGGGCGATCCCAACACGCGCGCCAACTTCCTGAACGAGAATGAGGTTGCAACCTTCATTCGCGATGAGGGCTGGCGCCTGTGGGGTTCGCGCACTGCCGCGCCAACGGGTGACACCTTCGCATTTCTGCCGGTGAGCCGCACCAAGGATATGATCGACCTTTCCATTCAGCGGGCGCACCGTTGGGCCTGCGATGAAGTCATGAACAAGGGCTATTTCGACGCGGTCACTGATAGCGTCAATGCGTACCTGCGGCAGTTGCAGACCCGTGGCGCGATCCTTGGCGGCGCTTGCTGGGTCGATCCCGACTTCAATTCGCCGGCTGACATCGTGAACGGCAACGCGACGTTTTCCTACGACTTTACCGCGCCGTACCCGGCGGAGCGCGTGACGTTCCGGTCGACCATCACCGACAAGTATATCTCCAGCCTGTTCGCGGCTGCGTAAGGGGAATTTTCGCTTATGTTTCCTCGCATCCTCAAAAACTTCAATGCGTTCGTGAACGGCCGCGGCTTTCAGGGGCGCATTGACGAAATCGAATTGCCCGAACTCGCCCTGAAAATGGAAGAGATTCGGATGGGCGGCATGGACGGCTCTTATGAAGTCGACATGGGGATGGAAACTTTGACGTCGAAACTGACGATCAAAGACCCAGACGCGGGCCTGTATCGCCTGTTCGGTGTCGCCAATACGCGCGTCCAGTTTCGTGGCCATTTCGTTCGCGATCAGACGAACGAGTCCGTCAATGTCGTCGTGACGCTGGGCGGCAAGATGAAGAAGCTGGGGCAGGGCAGTTGGAAGTCGGGCGATCCCAATTCGACCGAATGCGAATTCACGCACGATTTCTACAGCCTGAGCATTGGCGGTGAAGAAGTCCATTACGTGGATATTCCCAACATGATCCGCCGTATCGGCGGAATCGACCAACTGGCCGACGCCCGCGCTGGCATCGGCATTTAATTCAATCTCATTTCGTAGGAGCATCACTTTGGCAAGCGCAGACCTTAGCACTTCGGCCGTCATCGCCCTGAATTTCCCCATCACGATCGATGGCCAGACCATTTCGGAACTCACCATGCGTCGCCCCAAGGTGGGCGACAATCTGCGCGCCAAGCGCGCGAAGGGTGACGAAGCCGACAAGGCAATCGCGCTCATGACGCTGCTGGTCGACCTTGCGCCGGAGCAGTTCTCCGAACTGGACGAAACTGATTTCGATCAGGTTCAGGAGCAGTATCTGGCTTTTACGGGGCGGACTGCGACGAACGAGAACTGAGAATCGCAGTCCTCAGCCTCATGAAGTGCGCCAAGGGTGGCATTACCCTTGGCGACGCCATGGGGATGGAAATCACGGAACTTGAAGACTGGATCGGCGCCGCTTCTGAACTTGAGGAGCGGATAGCCAAGGCCATGAAAGGGTAAGTTGTGGCCAATCGCGGCATGAACGTGTGGGTTAACATCGGCGCGAAGGTTGCCGGTTCGCTCGGCACGTCCATGACGCGAGTCGAACAGCGCTTTGGGCAGATGGGTCGCAAGCTGAAATTGATTGCGGCCGAAAGCAAGGTGGCGTTCAAAGAGGCTGCTGCGGCGATCAAGCCCTTGGCTGGTATGGCTGCCGCCGGTGGCCTTACGCTGGGCGTCAAGAAGGCGATTGGCAGCGGCGCCGGATTTATGCACGAAATATCGCTGTTGCGGATTTCGGGGCGAACTGCGACCGAGACGGCGCTGGCGATTAAACAGGCGCATAAGACGGTCGGTGAAGTGCCCACGTCGACGCTCACGGATAATCTGAAAATCATTCGTGAGACGACGGGTGCCTATGGCGACATGAAGCACGCGCTCGATAATCTGAGTTTCAACCAGCGCTTGGGCTATTCCTTGTCCAACGTGATGGGGCTGGATCAAACTGAGGCCATGCACACGCTGGTTGCGGGTATCCAGGCGCTCGAAATCCGTGGCTCGGCCATGGACCATCACCGCTATCAAAAGGAAATGAACGCACTGTTCCAATCGTCCGCATTCTTTGCGGGCAAGGAAGGTGCGTTCACAACCGCGTCGCTGCGCGACTTCGCCAAGACGGGCAACATTCCGCTTAAGATGATGGGTGAGCGATTCATGACGCGCATCCTGCCTGCCATCATCACGGAAGTTGGTTCCGGCGACATTGTCGGCACGCAGATGACGGCATTCAACAACTGGCTGAACGGCAACACCGGCACCGGCAACAAGTCGAAGACGGAATTTGCCAAGAAAATCGGCCTTGTTGACGTGACCAATCCCAGCAATTTCACAAAGACGGGTTGGAAGCCTGGCGCCGTGATCGGCACCAATATGGCGAAGACCGATCCTTTCGAGTGGGTGGAAAAAATCCTGTTGCCGAAGCTGGAGAAGGCTGGCGTCAACATCAAGGATACGAAGTCTCTCGAAATCGGCCTGAGTCAGTTGATGACGAAGGAAACTGCCAAGCGCTTCGTCATGGGCTTGGCAGACCCTTTGCAGCGCAAGCGGCTGCACAAGGACGAGGCCAACATCAACAAAGCCATGTCGTCGGAAGAGGGCTATAGCTTCATGCTGGCCAACGACCCGACTGCGGCATGGGCAAAGGTTATGTCTAGCCTTGAAAACCTGACAACCAACCTCGGCAAGCACATTTTCACCGACCGATTTTTTAACGCGACGGATAAATTCGTATCGGCGATTGATCGCGTTTCGGGTTTCTTCGACCGCAATGCTGCTGCATCCAACGTGGCGGTCGGAGGTATGGGCATCGCCTCGTTTGGCTTAATTGCCACGCTGCTGGGCGGTGGCGGCCTTATCCGATTGTTGGGCGCTGGCCTTGGGCGGCTTTTTGCGAGCTTCACGTCGATTGTCGGTCGTGCCCTCATGGGCGCGATCATGCGCGCTGGCCCTTACATCATGGCGGGCCTGCGTGGCTTGGGCAGCTTCTTCATGTCCGGCTTTCGCGCCTTCGGGCCGTTCGTCGGGGCGGGACTGCGCGCCCTTGGCCCGTTCTTTATGTCCGGCCTTCGCCTGATCGCGCCTTTTCTGCTGGGTGGCCTTCGGATCGCCTTTGGCATTCTCTCCGGCCCGGTTGGTTGGGCTATCCTTGCGGCCACGGCTATTGCGCTGATCTGGAAATTCCGCGATCAGATTGCCACGGCTTGGCACTTCGTGGTTGATTGGTTCAAGACGTCGGCATGGCCTGCCATCACTGCCACTTTTTCGGCCGTGGTCGATTGGGGCGCGGGGATCGTCAACAATCTGATTTCCGGCCTATCCAGTGCATGGCCACGGCTGAAGGCATGGTTTGCGACGCAGTGGAATGGGCTGGTCCCGCAGTTCATGCAGGTTGCAGCCGGGTCCACGATGCCGGTCAAGGCTGGGCCTTCACAGGTCAAGATTGCGGGCGCGCGCGCAAAGGGTGGCCCCATGGGGGGAGGCAAGCCCTACCTTGTTGGTGAAGAGGGGCCGGAACTCGTTATCCCGCGCAATCCGGGGACGGTGCTTCCGGCGCACGCGACGGCTGCGGCCATGAGCGGCGGCTCATCCGCTGGCGGTCGCGGCGGGCGTGGGGGAGATACCAACATCCATGTTGGGAAAATCATTGTACAGGGTGCGCACGATCCCAACGCTACGGCCAAGGCCGTTCGCGATGAAATTCGTAAATTGGGTCGCCGTCAGAATGCCCTACTGACAGACTAGGAGCGTTTCGCCTGTGAAAGCAAAACTGGATCAGGCGAAACGCAACTTTCGCTCATTGCAGAAAACCCGCTCTCCGCTCCATCGAGAGCATCACTCCGCCCGCCCTTGGCCGCGTCAAGATAGTCATTAGCGGCGGCGACGGCGAACCAGCAATCTGTAATTCTAAAGTCTGGCTTCTCTGTCGATTTTAAGGTCACTAGGGCGCGCAGGTTGTGTTCACAGTTCCTTTCGGCGTTGCCGATCATTTGATTGAACGCCTTTGTGTGCGCCCTATCGATTGCGCCCTTGATTGGAGCAATATCGGCAGCGCACTGCCGAAACTCCGCTTGCGCCTTCTTTACTTTCGCATCTGGCGCCATCGCATAGACGGTTCTGGGCTTCTCAAGCTGCAATGCGGCTTCATTCATTATCGGCGCGTCCGCTTCCTGCATGTTTTGAACCGCCTGCTCAGAGCAGCTTGAGAGGAGAAGGGCGGACAGGGCTAGGCCGAATTGAATGCGCATACTTCCCTCCTATCGCTCGCGCTTCGGAATGCAAGCCACTGTACCGTGCCAATACCGGACTGCGGCAACGGTTAACCTGCTGCCATGTCTGATAATGGTTATGTCATGATGGCGCTTGGCGATTACCGATTCGGTATCGATACGGCGACCTATGAGGATTTGGAGCAAGTCTCCTCATGGCGCTGGCCGCTTGTCGACCGGATCGGCGTTGCACCCGCCGCGCAATATGTCGGCCCCGGCGAAGATACCGTGTCGATGCGCGGCAGCATCTATCCGTTCTTCCGGGGTGGCCTCAATCAGATTGAGGATATGAAGGCGGTGGCCAATAAAGGCGAACCCCTTGATATGGTCGATGGCACTGGCCGCGTCTGGGGCCGGTTCGTGATCACCGAAATTCGTCAGCGCCATGCCGCCTTTTTCAGCAATGGTACGCCGCGCCGGATCGACTTTGACATCACCCTTCTTGGTTACGGGGACGATCAATGACGACGTTCGAAGAATATCGCTGCCAAGAGGGCGATACGGTCGACATGATCGCGTTTAGCCGTTTCGGCGCGCATGGCATGGAGGCGGAAATCCTTGCGGCCAATCCGGGTCTTGCCGATCTGGCGCCATTCCTGCCGCTGGGCCATGTCGTGCGAATCCCGATCACCGAAGTCAAAAAGACGGTGGTCACGACGGGGAGGCTTTGGGACTGATGAAGCCCGCCGCGCGCATAGAATTGAACGGCAAGGACGTGACCACCCGCTTTATTGGGACGGGCGGCGCGCTCATTTCGCTGACAATCACCGATGAGGCTGGTGTGGCGTCCGACACTCTTGAACTGGAGTTGGACGGCTACACGGTCGATGCCGAAAGCAAAAACCGGAAAATCAACGCAGCGCCGACCATTGATGCGGACATTAAAATTTGGCTCGGCTACGAACCTGAGCCGGTTTATATGGGCGCCTTTAAGGTGTCGTCCTGGTCGAAGCGCGGGCCACTCCGCAGCCTATCCGTTTCGGCCAAGGCTGCCGAGATGACAAAGGAAATCAAGTCCTCAAAGACCCGCAGCCATCACGACACGACCCTTGGCGCGATCGTTACCAAAATCGCGAATGAGCATAAGCTGACGCCGGTTATCGATAAGGCTTTGGCTGACCGAAAAATTTCCCATGTCGATCAGCAAACGGAATCGGACATGAGTTTTCTGTCCCGGTTGGCGAAGCGCAATGGCGCGGTCTTCAAGTTGAGTGACAGCAAGCTGATTTTTACGGCCAAGGGGTCGAAGAAGCTGCCGTCCGGCAAGGATAAGCCAACCATAGAATTGAAGCAGTCGCAACTTACGGATTGGGAATTCACGTCTGAGGAGCGCGGCCACTACAAGGCAGTGAAGGCGGCCTATATGGATCGAGCCAAAGGCAAGCGCGTCTACGTGACGGCAGGCTCTGGCCAGCCCTGTCACCGCGACAAGCATATTTATGGCACGGCGGCGGAGGCAACGGCTGCGGCGCGGGCAACGCTGGGCGACCTGAACCGAGGCAAGTTGACGGGCGAACTAAACATGCCGGGCAATCCCGCGATGTTCGCGGAAACTTTGGTGTCCGTCGACATGGGCGATGCCGACGTTGACGGGTTGTACTTTGTCAAATCCGTCACGCATACTTTTTCCGCTAGCGGTTACACAACCACGGCCAGCCTCGAAACTGATGGCAGTAAATGATCCGTCAGCATCCGTCACCATCCGTTGACACCCGGAAATTATGCGGGTATCAAAATCGTGTTGCAATTGGGAAGTAGGTTTGTCATCTAGCCCGTGTCTGGCAAAATCCAGGCAAGGGATTGGAACCCCTATCACCAATGAGCGCACCCGCGCCAAACTTCGTCGTTAGGCGCGGTTTCTTATGGTCGGGCATGTTGCGAGCCTCTTCGGGGGCGCCGTTCTCATTGGCGGTAGTTCCAATCGCGGCATGTCCGGCCACCAAGTATTGGAACACTTGACCCGGACGCAATTGAAGAGGCGTCCAATGAGCAATGCACTCGTTTCATATCAGTTCGAAGAAAATCCCGTCCGCATAGAGGTGATTGCGGGCACCCCCTGGTTCGTCGCGGGTGACGTTGCCCGTGCCCTTGGCTATGCGCGACAGCAAGAAATGTCCCGTAATCTCGATGATGATGAAAAGGGGGTGCACAATGTGCACTCCCTTGGCGGGATGCAGGAAATGACAGTCATTTCCGAAAGCGGCCTATACGCGGCCATCCTGAAAAGCCGCAAGCCGCAGGCCAAGCGCTTTCGCCGCTGGGTCACGGGCGAAGTTCTGCCGTCGATCCGCAAGACCGGCTCTTATTCGGCCAGCCCGGTCGAGGCAACGCTGCCGCCGCGCTATTGGGGAACGCCGCTCGTCTACATGTTCTTTCGTGATCATCAAATCCGGGCGATCGGGGACGCGACGGGGCGGACCTTCTATTCCCTGCACGACATAGCTGCCGCGCTGGGCACGACTGATTTGCGCGAATTGTTCCGCATGGTTCCGCAAGAGTATCGGGCAATGGCGTCGTTCGATAAGCGCTGGCCCACTATCGCAGTGATTGACGCTGGATTTGAGGAAATGCTTTTGGGGTGCGCCGATGAGTTGGGCATGCCCGAAGACCTTACCCGCGAAATGGCGGGGTGGTTCAAAACTGTGGCCTGCGCCCGCATGACGAAGGAAAATCAGTTGCGCAAGGCGCCGCGCTTCCGCCCGGAACTGCTGCGGCCACCCAACCAGACCCCCGCGCTGCCACATATCGCCCCATAGTCATGGCCGGGGTGAGCCGGAAGCGACACAGCTTTTTAGAGCCACTGTGCAAAGAGTCGCCATTCGCGGCCACCCCACCCGCCACCCAAACAACCCCGTTCGCCTCTCATTTTGCAGGCACCTTTTCACCAGAAAAGGAGTTACCGACATGGCAAAGCCGCCCCGTTGGCTGACGTATGCAAAGACGCTGATTGGCGTCCGCGAAATCGTCGGCCCAAAGCATTCCCCGACGATTATGGGCTGGATCAAAGCCCTTGGCGCCAAAGTCCTCGGCATCAATGTGACCGACGATGAAACGCCATGGTGCGGCACCTTTGTCGCGCACGTCATGCAGACCATGGCAATAAAGCCTCCCGCCGTTGCTGTCCGCGCTTCTTCGTGGGCGACGTGGGGGCGGGCGCTGGTTGGGCCGCGCCCTGGCTGCGTCCTCGTCTTTACGCGCACTGGCGGCGGACACGTGGGCCTGTATGTGGGCGAAGGCGTGGTTACGCTAGGCGGCAAGAAGGTCGAAGCCTATCGCGTCCTTGGCGGCAACCAGTCAAACGCCGTCAATGAAACGTGGATCGCAAAAGACCGGCTGGCGCCCGGCGGCCTGCGCTGGCCCCTGAATGAACCCCTTCCGCCCGTCGAGCGTGTGGTGCTGACTGCGGCCGGGTCGCTGTCGGAGAATGAGGCATGAGCAAGACTGTTGCCTTCGTGCGTCGTCGCCTTGGCGAACGGTCGACGTGGACGGGCATTGTGCTGGCCGTAACTGGCGCGGCCATCGTCCCGGAGCCTTATAGTTGGCTGGCATTGGCCGCAGGTGTAATCGGCGCGATTGTCCCTGACGGCCCGGTCGGGGCTGCATAGTGCCTGCGCTTCTTGCCCGGTTCATCCCCCACATAGCCGCCGCGCTGGCGATAGTTGGCGCGGTGTGGTGGATCAATGACGCGGGATATGAGCGGGCGCAGGCCGATCAAGCGGCGCTTGAAAAGCGCCTGACGGCGCGGATTGACGCCACCGTTGCCGACATTGATCGCGTGACTGCCGATCGCTTGGGCGGAATTGACGCTGCCGATCGAACCATCATTCAACCTCTTTTGACGCGGGAGATTGCCGGTGCGCCGCGCTATTCCGATCCTGATTGCGCTCTTACTCCCGGCGTGTTCGATGCGCTCAACCGGGCCATCGCCCTTTCGGCCACTGTCGGCGCAAACGGCCAGCCCGTGCCCGCCGCTGCCTCCGCTGATTGACGGTATGCTCGGCACGCTGGCGCAGGGCTACAAAGACGCCGCCGTCGCTTATGCTGAATGTCAGCAAAAGCACGCGGGCGCGGTGGCGTCCTATGAGGCTGCGCGCACCGGAGGCGTGATCAAATGAGCGCCAACGAAATCATTGCGCTCGCTGGCCTAGTCCTGACGGGTGCGGGCGGCTTCGTGGTCGTGATCATGCGCTTTGGCAAGGTTGAGGCGGTGGCGGAGGCCGCGCTCGCTGCGGCGGAAGGCGCGGAAATCAAAGCCGATACCGCCGACAAGGAACTGTCCGAATTTAAGGAACGGGTCGCGCGGGAATATGCCACCTCGGCAATGGTCGTTGCAGTCGAAGGCCGCGTGGTCGCTGCCATCGACCGGCTAGGCGATCGCATTGACCGCATTCTTGAATCCCGCCCCGTCACGCCCGCCCGGCGTCCATCAGCCAAGTAAGGTTCTTCATGGCAAAGCATGCAATCGATCCAGAATTGAAAGAGTGGGCGACCAAGCGGCAGGGCGAATATATCGACGCCGTCAACGCCCACGGTGGCAAGCGCGCCGCCGCGCGCGCCCTTGGAGTTGATATGGCCTGCGTAGTTCGGGGCATTGCTGCCGTCGAAAAGCGGGCGGCGGCGGCGGGCTATGCGCCCGGCCATTTCGAGGATGGAGTGGCGCCCGGCTATCGCATGGGCAAGGTTACGGTGCAGCGCGGTCCTGGGGGCGAAGTCGAGCGAACATGGGAACGCCAATCCCCCGATGCGGACGCGATGCGTGAGGCGATGGAGGAGGCTGCCGCAGCGATGGCCGCCGATCTGCCGCGCGCCCTGCCGGTTCCCGCGCCGACGAAAACAGGCTGCGCTGCCCATGCCCTATGCAACCTGTTCACGATCACCGATGCGCATGTTGGAATGCTGGCGTGGCAGCGGGAAGGTGGCGATAGCTGGGATTTGAAGATTGCGGAGCAAACGCTTGTCGATTGTTTCGCGCATATGATCCAGGCTGCGCCGCGTGCGCGGGTGGCCGTCGTCAATCAGCTTGGTGATCTAATGCACTTCGACGGGCTGGACGCAGTGACGCCATCGCACGGGCATTTACTTGACGCGGATGGCAGGTTTTCGAAGGTGGTGGGCGTGGCCATCCGCATCCTCCGGCGTGTCATCGATATGGCGCTTGCCACCCATGACGAAGTTCATGTCGTTATGGCGGAGGGCAATCATGATTTGGCATCCTCCGTTTGGCTGCGGCATATGTTCGCCGCGCTCTATGAGAATGAGCCGCGCCTGACCGTCAACGATAGCGAATTGCCATATTACGTCTATCAACATGGCTCGGTGATGCTGGGCTTTCACCATGGCCACAAAAAGAAGAATGAGGGGCTGCCGCAGCATTTCGCGACGCAATATGCACGCGTGTGGGGTGACACGACGCACCGCTATGCCCACGTCGGCCATCGACACCACGTCGAAGAGAAAGAGCATAGCGGCATGAAGGTCATTCAGCATTCTACCTTGGCCGCCCGCGACGCCTACGCTGCACGCGGGGGCTGGCACACCATGCGGCAGGCGATTGCCATCACCTATCATGAGCGCCATGGCGAAGTCGCCCGCGCAACCGTCACACCCGGAATGCTCCAGTAACGAGGCCATCTAAGCAGGCCGATTGACCGAAATCGGCTGCGCTATCGTCCGCGCAAAGGAGTTTTTGCATGGCAAAGCGCGGTGGTGTCGTATCGGTTTCCAGGGCTGACGGGGTTAGCCTGTTCTGGTCATCTGACGGCACGACGTCCGGCGTCCTGACGCCGATCGATCCGAATGGGAGCGTTCGGGCCTACTTTACGGCGCAGGGGGATTCTCGATATTGGGCAAGCCCGAATGGGCAGGTTGTCGACATCGGACTGGCTACGGGGGGCGTTGTGCCGCCGACGCCCGTGCGTGCATTCGGCGCCGTCGCCACGACTCATGACGCATCTACCGGCCAGACCTATTACGCGCCAGCAGGAATGACGAATCCCCAATGGTATCGCGAGGCTCTAACCAGCGACCGGACCAAGACACTGATCGCCGGGGCGACGGGCGCATCCTATGTGGCGATGGCAGCAGATGAGCGGTCCCGCCTTGGCGTGCAGGGCATGGTCAACGGAGTTCTGACTTTTGCGGTGGCGATCCCCGATGTTCGCCCCGCTCCGATCGTTCTTATCGGCGCGCAGACCATCACGGGCTGGACCACCAACGCCGGGGTACTGGCTGACGATACGGCCATCAAGTTTCGCGGCAATCAATCCATCAAACTGACCTTGGCCGGAGTCGCAGGCGCGACCATGACCGCCCCCGCAACCGGCATTACCGATGTTCCGACGAACCTTGGCGTTATCACGTCCTTCTTTCGCGTGCCGACTGATTGGGTTGATTCCCTTTCCTTCACCAGCGTTGACACGCGCATTGGTGTAAGTGGCACTTATTACGGCCAAACCAACAAGGTTTGGAACGGATCGGCCGTTTCAGCGGACGTGACCGGCCCTACGGGCTTGGCCACTTCGATTAAAAATGGCGGCTGGAGGGTTCACGCCTTCAATGTTAACGAAGTCGATACGCTAAAGGATTTCGCGACGCCTCAGGTCATTCAGGCCCGCGCCGTTGTAGGGTCGCAAAACCCCTATAACGCCAGCATGAATTTCGGCGGCGCGCTTGCGAAGTCCGGCGGGCGGCCGTCGTTGGTTCTCACGGGCGACGACAGCTATAATAATCTGGCGAAGCTGCATCCGATACTAGAGCAATATCAAATCCCTCTAACGCTCTTTGTGGCCCCCAATTATGTCGGGAACGCCACCGCGCTGGCCTATGAGCAAATGCGGTGGATGAAGTCGACCGGGCTTTATGAGTTCCAATGCAACGGGAAGATGGATGACACCACGTCCATGATTTCCATGGCGACGATGGACGAGGCTGTCACCAGTCTTTCCACCGGCCTGCTGGGGGTTCGTCAAAAGGTCATTTCCGAAGGGCTGAACGACAACCCAATGGCCCTGTGCTACCCGTTCGGATCGGTGGGCAATGTGCCGCCGACAGTCGGTCTTGCCAATGTCAACAAAACCATCGACTCGAACATCGTAACCGTACCCAGCACATCGGGCCTCGTGCAAGGCTCCGTGCTGGATAGCGTCGGGCTGCCCAAAGGCACGACCATTTCGCTGATCATGGACGGAACGACGCTGCAACTGTCCGCGAATGCAACCGCCACGAACACGCTGGTAGGACGCGCCACCGACATGTCGGGCATTTTCGCGGCGGCGAAGCTGGTGGACGCCATTGCGGCCACGGGCTACTTCAAGATAGGCCGGACCACGAGCGGAACGGTGCCGAAATCCGCTATTGTCCCGCATCGGTTCGGCCTGGGTGATCTGCGCCAATCCTTGACGTTCCCCGGAACTTCCCTGTCCACCCGCACCGATCTGGGGGTGGATATGTGCAACGCCATGGACCTGATGATTGCGCGAGGCGGCGCGATGATGCCCTACCTTCACATTGTGGACGACACCAGCGCCAGCGGCTTGAGAACGTCCGAAGCGGACGTGGCAATGATCTGCGCATATGCGGCAGCACGGCGAAACGCGGGCGAAATGGACCCGCTATTCTGCTCCCACCTGTGGGCTGGGTATGGGGGCGCGTCGCCGCCGATCTAACGCCAAGGCGCGCTTGCCCCGACTCGTCGTTCCCAATATGTTCCTCATTATGGATGACGAAGATCAGGGCAAGCGCGATGCAACCGAAGCGGTGGTGGGGTATTTCCACGCCAAGCGAAAGATGGCCAAAGAGGCCCGGAAAGGTGCGGCAAAATCGGTGCAGATGCACCATCGGGCGAACACCGATTGGTGGAACGATGTTTGGCGAAAGTGATTCGATTGTTCGTAGGCGTTCGTTGGCGTTCAGCAGGAACCGCGCAAAAAGTGGGCATCGGAGTGGGCGTGCACTACGCCTTATGGACTAGCATGTTGAAAATAATCGGAAATATGCATCCGTAATGGAACCTTGCGGCTTTATCCTGAGTTAAACCCCCCGGCCGTGATCCGTTCACCCGAGGGGAGGCACAGTCGGTCATTATGGGATTGTTCGTTTCGCTGTGCTCGGCTTGTCACTCAATTCCTAGTTAACCAAGGAGAAAAAAATATGTCGCCGTCTATGATGAAAATCGCACCTTTGGCCCTCGTTGTCGTGGGTTCTCTGGGGCTGGGCGGTTGCGCCACCAAGGGTTTCGTGCGTGAGCAGGTTGGCGCGGTGAACCAGCGCGTCGATGCGCTCGACAGCCGCCTTC